ATTATACGCACGCAGAACAGGTGAGTTCTTCACCTCAATACGCAGGTAATAGTCGCTGTCCAGTTCACCAGAAATTGTCTTAGTAGCAGATACACCATCCCAACCAATTGAGATTACGTGTTGCTTACTACGACGTGGGTTTGATACAAGGAAACGACTCGTATAGTTTCCGTTAATTTTACGAGATTGTACTGGTTCTTTAAGACCACCCAAAAAAGGGCTAAGGCCATCGCGAGTGTGGAATGATCCCTGTGCGAGAATTACTTCTTTGTGAACAGACTTTTTAGCTTCGCCGAGTGGAATAGCCTTAAAGGTATTCGCATCAAACAAGCCAATCTGACCGCCCTTCAAAGTAGAAGTATCGCCAGTGGTAACCAAACCGCCGGTTGCGATAAACACTTTCTTAAAGCCATGATTGAAATAAGACATGTTGTTTTATATATTTGTGTTAAAAAAAATTAAGATCCTTTGTCAGTAGAAGCTTGAAGTCTTTGTAATTGATTAAGACTTTCAATATCTCCGGCTATAATTGTAGCTGCAGCGTCTATTATCAACTCAACTACGTCTTTTTTAAGTTCTGGGTCAACATTTATTGGAAAATCATCTTCAAATGTTTGACATCCGGCAAGTGAAACATCTACTGGAAACCTGTAATAGGACAAAACTACATCTCTGATTTTAAATTTACCGTCAGTGTATATACGTAGTTTGTTACCTCTGATTACAGCAAAAGTATGCGCCCATTCGAAATCTGGAGACTTAAGATCGTCGTTTAGATAAGCATTTATATTAGAACTCTCTATTAGAGTTATAGTCATCGGTTTTCCAGTACACAGGGCTGTAGACCCTTTACAATCGATTCTATTAAACCTCATGTAGTCAGATGGAAAATCTATAGACTCAAAGTAGTCTGTTTTATTAGTACCCTTTATATCTTTATCTGTAATAAGTACCTCTAAATCATCTAACTTTGTAATATTCTCTTCTGCCCCAGCTTGCTCCAGGTTCAAACCTCTAAGCTGTTCTCTTACCCACTCTAACTGTGCTTTATTATAAGCCTCTACAAACTGCCAGCACTGTATATTATCGTAGTCTGCGCTTGATTGCTTGTTTAAGCGTTGCTTTATTTTTAAAGGGATAAGTCTTGATTCCATATTAACGGTTCCACTTAGCTTCTACCTTTTCGGTAATGTTTTCCAGCTCTGAGTTATTAATTGGATTTTTAAGATAAGCAATGACTTCTTCCAAGTTTCTACCATACATTGATCCAGTGTCCCTGTTATAGTACATCATATCACTCCGCTGGTAGATAAATTTGTGGTATATAGCATCTATGGTAAGCGCTTTTAAATTCAAAGTAGCTCTATCAAGCTTAGCTGCTTCCATAAATTCACCTGGAGTACGCTTCTTGTTTGTTTTTACAACAACTCCATCAATAAAATCGTCCAATTTGTCATATATCAAGTCTAGTGGAGTTGAGTTTGAGAACTGGTGGTCTGATGTAAGCAGTACCTTTGCAAGTTTTATCAACTTGGCCGGCTCCTTTGTATACAACTTAGTAAGCTCAGCTTTAGCCGCGTTTCTCTCCTTCTTAACCTCTGTACGTACTGCAGATATCTCTTCCAATTCTTGCAAATAGTACTTATAGACTTTGTTTGGATTACTTCTTGCCTGTTCATAAGAACTGGCTATCTCAGAGAATCCGCCGGCTTTTATGCAATGATATAGAATAAGATCTTGTGGATCGCTCAGGTCTATATATTTTCTATAGCCCTTAAGTTCTATTTTTATATGCCGCCAAAAATCTTTATTTGTAGGATCAAGTGTACCTTTTCCGTACAAATTCTCTAGAATTACTAGAGTATCTTCAATTTGTTTAATCTCTGCTTCCCGCTCTCTTGGATCTTGGATTTTTCTAATGTAATCAGCATTAATATCAAGGCCAGTTAAGTACCTAACTTGGTTACCAAACTGCACTGAGCCAAGATCTTCTGTAATACCACCATCCTCCATAAGAGACATGCCGTATTTTTCAAGACCTAAGTTGGGAATTTCAGGATCAAAATATTGCTCTATGCTAAGAACTTTTGACTTATAAGGTTTAAATTCTTGCCTAGTCTCAATAACTCCTTCCTTCATATATCGTGGTTTTATTTAGAAGTTAGTAGAAGGGGCTGCATCTCCTCAACCCCATTCTACATACATGATTTTACTCATGCTTATTGTTGCGAAGGGAAGATTTGAACTTCCGACCTCCGGGTTATGGGCCCGGCGAGCTACCGCTGCTCTACCTCGCCTTGAGCCAGTAATTTGATTACTCAGGGAAAACTGGCATAAGAAACTTATAATATAATATACAAAATATTTTTGAATTTACAAAATATATTTGTACATATTTATAAATTTATTTAGAACGATCCACCAGTAATTGGGTTACGCATAACAATCTTCAGAACCTTAGTAGGATCTTTTACCCAGATTGCAGGGTGGCGCTGCCACATATTTACACGGAAACCGTTAAAGTTACCGCTAGATTGGAAGCCCTTAGTAGCTGAAATACCCAAGTACGGACGTGTACCTTGTTGATAGTTCCAGTGAACGTCTGCCTCGCGCTTGTCTCCACCTGGAGCGTATTTAACCAGATAGATATTATCTGAGCCTTGCTCTTGGTTAAAGTCAAATATAATGAACGAGTAGGAAGTCAACGGATGACCGTCAATGATTGGATTCTCGATATCGTTGTTGTTTACGTTATCGAAAGCTGGGTTAATTACAAAGGTCAGATTAGCCAAGAACGGAATCTTGTAACCAACGTAGTGGTAACCGAACTTCAAGTTCATACCTTTACCGGTAACTGCACCAACAGATGTAGCATCCATCAAGAAACCAGATTGACCCACACGATGAGAAATTGCACGGTTGATGAGTTTGAAACCACCCAAACCAGTTTGGATTATAAGCTCGCGCTCAGAATCAGGGCCATCAAAGTTTACTTTACCATTGAAAAAGTTGTAGATCTCGTTTTCAAACATCTCCAAAGAGAAGTTTTCGCGGTTGTATACACGCTTGTAACCGTTGTCGAGCTGCTTCCACAGACCAACAGACAGACGCATGTCATCTACACTGTCGTTACGGATGATACCGCCTTTACCCCACATGAGGTAGTTTTCCAGGTCGCGGCCGATTTCGGTAAGAGCCATCGCCTCTAGTTTAGGCAACCAGCGCATGGAAACAGCACCTTCAGATGCACGATCTCTAAGGAACGCATCACCTTTAGCAGCAGCCAGGTCTCTCAGTTTTACAATACTGGGATCTGCATTAGCACCGTCAATACGATACAGCTCAACTACATCTTTACGATAGTTGTTAATTGCATCTGCGTCTTCAGAAACACTAAGTGTTTTGTGTGCTTTAGTTTCACCAACAAAGTTGTAGAACTCGCGCTTACCGGCTTGATTTCCTTTGAAGTCATCAAATTTCTGACCGTATTCATTCCTAGCAGAAGTTACACGGAAGATCTTTGTACCAGGCTTCAGATATTTACGATCCAAATACTGCTCGCTTTTGTTATTAACCAAGCGTACAGTGTACACAAAGTTATCACCAGCTTGAACAATTGGGTCCTCGGTTACATACATCTCAAGACCGTTCATCTTGTCGTAGGTAAGAACCGCACCATGGCCGTAAGCGTTAGTACTAAGTTTAATTTTAAAGGTTTGTCCATACATACCAGGCTTCTCGCTCTCAGAAATGTCCTCTACAATGTAGGGCATGCTCTGTGTAAGAGGAGTACTCCATGTAAATTCGTGTGTAGGAGACCAGATGGTGTTTTTACCACCAAAGGAGCTCAAGGTATACAGAGGGAATTCTTTCTTCTGTACCATAGCCCACATGTCGATAACACCCAAATCCAGTGGGCGGTTATCTTGAAGTTGAAATAAATGGTATTTATCCAAGTGGTTCCCAAGGGCGTTGTATTGTGTATCCCTTACGAAAATACCATTATTTAATACGGGTGTTGACATAATTTAGGTTATTCTTATAGTTGGTTAAAAAATCCGTTACGTTTTATTTGAAATTTTCTAGGTTCGGTTGCTTCTGGATCTTGAGATCCAGATTTGCTAGTGGAGTTAGCGTCTTTTATCTTTCTAACAGTTTCTGCAACTGTGTCGTTTTTTATTTCAGTTCTAATTGCGTTCTTATAGGCTTTTGGGTCTGCAAGCAGCCATGTTGCCTCCGCAAGTAGTTTATAATTAGGTTCAGTGAACTGTATTTTTTCAAGCAGAGCACCAAGCAAGTTTGTATTTTTACCTGTAATAGATTCAAAACCACTGTTGGACAGACCATTAAACAGGAACTGTTGTGTTTTTTTGTCTATTTTTACTCCATCGAGATCGCCATCTTTAAGAGCGTCGTAGATATTTGATTTATACAATCTTTCTCCCTCTTCTCTTCGTTTAGATACCTCTTCTTGATCTTTTATCTTCTTTTGGATCTCTTTTTCTACAAGCTGGTCAATTTTTGGCTTGTATACTTTAGCTTTAGCCTCAAGCTTTCCAGAGTCTTTAAGGTCAAAAATCTCTTCGTCTATTTCATCTTCAGTAAGACCTTGCCTTTCAAGAAACATTCTTACAGTACTTTCTTGGCCTTGCTCAGAAGTTATATCAAAAGACTTAACTTCTTCTACAGAAGACATTGCTTTGAAGAAAGACCTCATGTCTGTACCACCTTTAAGTGCGTAGTCTGCGGCAAGAAAAAGTTCGCGTGGCATTGAGGCGATGAACTCTTTTATACCAAGTTCTTTGCCTTTTTCAATACTCTGCTCAATATTTCCTTTTACAAGCTCTTTTACGTCCTTAATTGACTTTATAGGCTCTCCGTCATCGAAACCTTCTAGGATATTTTCTGTGATAAAGTCATTGAAGACTGAAAATACATCAGATTTGGTATCCTTTTTAGTGTCTTTAACTTCAGGTTGCTCTACCGGTGGTTTTGCTTGAGCTTTTGAAATATCAGTAGATACATGGTCTACTATTTCAACATCTGGCTCATCTCCAGCTTGTTTAACAAAATTGTCAAAATCAGATACTACATCCTTTAGATGTGAATTGAAGTTGTCAGGTTTTGTATCCTCAGATGGTTTTTCGTCACCTGTGGCTAGATTTTCACTAGATACTCCTATACCGTCAAACATTTTTGAAATGTCTTCTGGTGAGACATTACTTATAACAGTATTCTCCATTATTTTATTCTAGGTTTATAATTAAAAATAATAATAATTGTGTAAACTACCAAAAAAATTTATACTTTTTTTAAACAAATTTTGCACTATTACGCTATTTTACTTTTTTGGCTTTTTACTCTTTGACTGTTGAGTCTTTATTTCAGCCTCAGTTTTATTTGCTAGTGCTATTTGTAGGTCTCTGTCAGCAACATAACGTTTTGCGGCGATCTCTTTTTCTTTTAAAGAGTTTTGTGCAATAGCTGTTTGGTAGTTGTTATCTGCAATTTTATTTGCAATGATTGCTTGTTGTGTTTGGTTTGCTAGATCTGCATTAAACTTAGCTGCCTCCAGCACATCCGGTATACCGTTTGCATCCGCATCTTTGTCTTCTGCAAATCCAAGAGCTTGTACTTGAGCTTTATAGATCTCTGCTTGACGATCCAGTGCGTTTTCTTGCGCCTCAAACGCTCTTTCTTTGTCTTTCTCTTCTTGCTGGGCTTTAATTTGCTGCTGCATGATTTCTTGCTCGTGTTGTTGCTGAGCTTGAATTTGATCTTGTAGTCTTTTAGTGGCTTGCTCAGAAGCTTGTACGATATCGCTAACAGTATCAGAAGATATAAACTTGGCCAAGTCATATATACTAGCATTCTTGGCTTGTGTGTTAGCCATGGCCATCTGCTTTAACTGCTCTACAACAACCTTGTGGTCTGGTCTAGAACTGTTTATTATACCAAAGTCCTTTAAGAGTAGTTTGTATCCCTCTATGGCAAACATCGTTTTCTCTTGGTCGGAGTTTAGGTAGCTTAGCTGTATACTAGGTTTAGTGGAATTGAAGAACTGAGCTGCATTAAGCATCATCTCTCTAACGCGCGGCATTAGAAAGTTACTATGAGAAGTAAAGTATTTTTCAGTCTGTGAATAGGAGTTATTTACAGCTTGCTGTACCCCTGTGGCGGACTCTGAGGCTGCAACTTGGCCAGCTCTCTGGCGAGTTATACCGACGGCCTCAAAGCACTGTTCTTTAAAATAGTTAGCAAGTTCTATTCTAGACATAAGTCTTTTATCTTGCTGCAACTCTATTTTTTGAAAATGTTGAAAATTAAGAGCCTGCTCTGTATTTGTCAAAGATGTATCTACGGGTAGAATAGAGAAATCTTTCATGACCTGGTAGGCTTTTTGGAATCTATTTTGCCCCCACTCTTCACCCATAGATTGACTAGGTAGTACATTCTGATCCATTAGGATAACAGTACCCAGTTCGTCAATAAGTATATCTGCTATTTGGTTATTTACAACGTTATACTGAACCTGGAAAGGGTACATATTTAAAGCTATGGAAGATGGGTCTACAAGACCCTCAACTGGGAGGCGACATCCGTAAAGATCATTGATCCCTTTAAACTGGAATTTAAGCGGTTTAACATCCAAATAAAGTGGAATAAAGCTGTCTACGCTATCAGTCCAGTGTGTAGCAAAGTTAGGTGATATTTTTATACCTTTCCATACTTCTGGGGCATAGAACCAGTCTATATGCTCACCAAATACTAAAGTATCTTTTGTCTTGACATTAAGCAGAGATTGATCGTAGATACCTTTTTCAGTTATTTTATAATCCTCTGTTACAATTTCTTGGGTCAGGTTACCTTCAAGGTCTATTTTATACAAATGGCCGAGAAGTCTTTGAGATTTCCAGTAAAGTTCTGTAACTCTAACCATGGTCTGGTTATATGCATACGCAGAACCACCGTTGGTTACGTTACCGAATGGATCGTAGAAATTTTGATTAAAATGCCCATCTAGCCAAGCGCCTCTGAACGCAGAAAGTCTTTCGTAGTGAATTGAGTTTGGGCCTTGGTCATCAGGTTTTCTGCTTGGATCGTAGTACTCAGTAAAGTCATGGCCGTCTGCAAGCAGTCCGTTGTTGTATGCAGAATACATACTCTCCATCGACTTTGACTGATCTGCTGTCATAAGATAACCATACCTACCAAGCGCGTCAGATATAGACATCATAAGTATCCTTCCGGCGTAGTCGCCCTCAGACACATACTTTATTGAAGATGTTTTGTGAAAAAAAACTGTATTTGGATGCCAAATCTCAGTATCGTAATCAGTTTCTTTTAGCCTGACATGCCAAAATTGACGGCCGACAGTCAAATAGTTACGGAAATTATCATTTTCCTTTTCATACATAGAAAATCTCTCAGAATCGTACTCCATTTGTCTGGATGCCCACTGCTCTCCAATGGACCTATACGATTTTTTGTAGAAATCTTCTATTTCAGGTAGTGACTGTATTTCGTTGAAAGCTTGCTGAGCCTCCTCACTTTCTAGTGGGATTCCTTGATCTGCTAGTTTCTGTGCTATTTTGTTTTTAGCCTTTGTTATAAGCACATCCTCGATAGCTTGACGTTTTGACTCAAGCATCTCATTAACAGAGAACTCGTCTACGCTATAGACAACTAGTTTATTAGATCTTTTTGAAAACTCGCCACACATTACGTTTATAACCTGTGGAACTATTGGATAGAACTTAATTTCAAACGGAGACTCTTTACTAGTAAGTAAATTATTTAAAATTTCGTAGTTTTCGTTCTCCTCTTTGTCTAGAATGTAGTCAGATCTATCAATTTGACCCTCTGCAAGCCTAAATAGCTTAGTAAGGCGCTTATTTTGTAGACCAAGCTGTCGCAAACCGAGCTGCTCAAACCAATCCATGTTATGTTTACGCCATTCCTCAGTCTTTTTAGCTCGTGGGAGCATCTGAATTGGCTGTAGTAAAGTTGTTGATGTCCTAAGATCGGCTGTTTTGCCCATCTTTAGGTCATATGCTGATAAAACAGTGGCCATTAATAATTATTTATAGTATATTTACCCTTACTATAATATACAAAAACTTTTTCAATTATCCAAAAATACTTTTTTACATGAAATTTCTAAATGGAGACCTGGTATACCCACTATTCAGTTGGTTATTAGACGACCCTATATTTTTAAAGGGTGATTTAGTTATTTTTATTGGTTCGGCAGTCTCAATTTTCTTAATATCATCTTTTTTTATAACTAGTCCATTAGCTTGCCTGGACTTTGCAAAGGCCAGTACTAGTGCAAATGCTATAATACGGTCAGTATTTAGGTCTGGTGTGTACTCTTTCATCTCTAGCAGCAACATATCATCAGGAATCTTGGATACTCCAAAGATTTTACCTGCTTCGTTACCGTCTTTATCATGTTTTACACCAATTTCTTCTTTCAGATACTCAATTACAGTGTTAAGCAAGTAAGTTTTAACAGTTTCGGTAGTTCTAACGCCAAACTGCTCGTAAGAAGTCCTGTTGGCTCTGAGCTCACTTATAAACGGTAGATCACTCTTTCTAGCTAAGTACTTGATTTTTCTCTTTCGTATCATGTGCTTTATAAAGCTATCTACGTTATTTTCGACAATAGCTAGAGCGTTATAATATTCTATTAACATCTCTGCACGTTCGTTTGTACGATTTACATCATCAAACCTACCTGTCCAACAAGCGACTATGTAATCACCTGTAACTTCTGTTACAATCTCTTTATCTACTAGTCTTTTAGTTTCTACTAGATTTTTGTATATGTAGATTGAAAATAAAGATTCAGATGTATCAGACCTACCGCTTATTACAGGGTCAACTCCAGCAAAGTAAGAACCAAATCTTGCTTCTTTATCTGGTGGTTCGTACATTACTATGCAACCTTCTTTTCTAGTATCACTTTTTACTGGGAAATCCCTCACTGGAGTACCTCTATCTAGTATTCTATGATAAAGTTTCCCTTCTTCGTTCCAATCAATTGTTACATATAGTGGAGTAACATCTAGACCAGCTTGTATCCTAGTCATTTGATCCATTATAATGTTTGCAGGGAATATGCTTTCTTCCCTCCAATCAAAGGCCTCTTTTAGGCTCATAGGGGCCTGTGAACAGTACAGGCGGTACTTCTCGGGGGAGCGCTTTTTAGCGGCTTTACGGGCCAGTTCTATCTCTTTTATAGACTCTTCTATTAAAGAGTTACCATCTTCATCTATACACCCTTCGTAAGACCAGTATTCAGGTACAAAAAACCCAACATATCTAGTGGGGGAGTCTGGTTCCCATATATTTTCAACAGCTCTGAATCCAGAAGCTTGTGGGTTATGCATTAAGTTTTTTAGGGGCTGGCAGTCTGATAACTCACCAACAGATCCAGATACCATAACAAGACCTGTTACAATTTTACCAGCTTTTACTGATGGAAGTAAGTATTCCAGTGTATCTCCAAGAGTTGGGTTAAGACCAGCTTCTTCGATGTAAACAACGTCATTTTTACCACCAACACCTTGAGAAGGTGATTTTTCAGTAGTAATACCACGAAGGACTGACATGTTGCCACGGTATACTTTCTTTCTACCGTCTTTTACCTCAATTCTTTGTTGCCAGTTAAGTAATTTGTCTGGATTGAAGTTACGTGTCCAGCCAGTATGTGTGTTTAAGAAGTTACGATATTCCTCTATGAACAACCAGGCACCCTCCACGTAAGATTTACCGTAGGAGACTATTTTATTAATTTGTGCAGAACCAAACCACAAGCTGTTAAGAAGTATGGCGGAGTGTTTAAATGTATAACCGGCCTGGCGCTTTTTAACAACTACCGAATGCTGGCCAGTAAGTTTACACAGCAGTATATGTAAAAAAAAGTGAAGGTCGGTATCCCATATATCTGGAAAGTCCAACTTACCTTTTACTTTGTTATTAATTTGCAGATAGTTAATGTAAAAATACATCACTCCTGGCACGAATATACCATCAAACTCAACACCACCAGTAAGGAGACATTTACGTTTTTCAAATTCCCAAAACTTTATGTACTCTCTGGTGTTGATAACATAGTTACAATACCTACCAGTTGCTCTAAATACGTTACCTGGTTGCCGCCAGACTTCATCAGTATTTTTTAAATTGTACGACCCAGGAACCTTAACTTGTGATTCTATATATGATACGTAGTCTTCTTTAGTCTCAAAGATTAGCTCACTCCAAGTAGAGGTACTAGATGTATATTTAGGTATACTTATGTACATAATTAAAATTCATCGTACGAAATAGTGGCGTTACCTCTGGCCTGTATATCCTCCTCATCCTTCATTTTTTCGAGATCCTTGAAGCCAGCCATCAGCTTAGGAAGACCTACTTGCACTCTGTATATATCTCCTAAGTTACCATCCCTACCACTGTCAATCGCCGTACTAGCTAGATAATCAGCTAAATTCTCTAAATTTTTCTTAGCAGCTAAGAATATACGAGAAGTAGGTGTTTGGTAAAGTTTACGTAGTTTTTCTAGTGCAGCTATTACTGCTACGTCCTCTGTGGTGTATTCCCCAGGGTAATCCTCTATAATAACATCTTCTTTTGCACTCTCTTCTATGTTTCCATAAGGACTTGATGGGTCCGTCATAAAATACAAAAACGAAAACACCGGTATGGGGTCTTCGTACTGCTCATGGATTGCTTTTAGTTCTGGTATAAGCAGGCAGTTTTCATTAATTACCACCTGCTTATTATCTACATCGAAAATTCTAACTGCCATTATTTATTTTTTGTCCAGTACTCTAGCATTTGTTTTACCTTTTTTTGCATGTTAGGTACCTGATATTCTTTAAGTTCTAGAAATTCATCGTTTTCATCAAACAATGCATGAGATAGTTTCATCTCACCAATCTTTAACTTAGGATTATGCTTTAGTAGCATATACATATAAGTGTTTAATTGTAAACAGTATATGTTGTAATTACAATTACCAAGATCCTTTAGTGGTCCTAGAAGGGATTCTTCTTTACCCTTCCAATCCTTAAATCCTTCGAACTTTATTTCTTTGTTTGACTTGTAGTCAATTATATTTATTCTATCATTATGTACTTCTACATAGTCAGCTTGACCTGCCAGCTGTAGAGAGTCTATATAGATGATTATTTCTGGGTAAACACCTTCGTCTAACTTTAAGGAGTAAGAATGTTTTGCACCGTCTTCTACAATAGAATTATGTACATTTAAAACCTTATCCTCTTTAGTAACTACACCGTCTAAAAGAAGAGCGTCTTCCATCATCTTGTGGAATTTTAGACCTCTTTCTATAGATTTTAGATTTTCAGCTTTCCATAGAGCTTTAACCTCTTCTAGCGCTTTTTTGTGCTTTTTGGCGTAGTTGCTGGCTATCTTATCCCAATCTTTCTTTGGCTCAAAGAAGTGCAACATGGTTGTTACACTTGTGTACCTTTCACCATCTTTATTTATGTACGAATGATTACCTTCGTAAAACTTAAGCATCTAGGTCTTTTATATTGTCCCACAAGTCATCCTCTTTAGACTCGTCCTCACCTGCCTTAAGGGATGGTGGACTTATTTCAAAATATTCTTTAAGAAGATTAAGCAAATCAGGGAGTGAGACATGTATAGACAAATCGAGCCCATTTGACATTCTAATCCACGATATTGTAGGATCAGAGTGTATAGATACAACTTCAATCTTTTCTGGATTAATCCAAATATCAGCTACAATATAAGTCTTTTCTTCTTTGTCACTTGGTATACCAAGTTCTTCGTATATATCTTCAGAATCTGAAGTGTTGAACCGGCCTGGTAAGGCAATTAATTTATGCTTTTGATTCATCTGCTGTAGATTTAAGCTCTGCTAAGTATTGTTTTAACATAAGCTTTGTGATGGAGTCATCAGTCTGCAGGTCTTTTCTGTTTCTATACAGATAGTCAACTACATCTTTAAAAGACACGTCCATCTCTTGGGCTGCTAGTTCGTAAAAAATATCATCTAGCAGATCAAGTATTTCTAATTTTAGTTTTCTCATGATTCCATTTGATTTATAATATCAAATATCAATGGGTGGCGATGATTCGCTTGTAATGTTACAAAATTTACCAACTCACTGTACTGTAGTTTAGACACTCTCGATATACAAGACTGGTCTTTTATACTCCTGTCTACTTGTTCTACAGAACCTGTGTAGATAACTTTACTACCTTTTCCTAGACGTGTTAAAGTCAAAACAAAATCTTCGTAGTTTAGATCTTGGAACTCGTCTATTATTACAACAGCATTTAGGTAAGTTATACCTTTCATGAAGTCTACTGGTAGTATCTGTATTACTTTATCTGTAAATAGTTTATCAATCTTAACAGGATCGTATGCTTCATACATACACTGCTTTAAAGGAGCTATTTGGTTTTCCATTTTAGCTGAAAGCTCCCCTGGAAGAAAGCCAAGGGAGTTTCTTACTACTGGCCTTGATATGATAATCTTGTCTACAAGCTTTTTAAACAGCATGTCAAGGGCGGTAATAACCGCTGTCTGGCTTTTACCTGACCCCTGCTTACCAAGTATTATACTAACATCTTTATCGTAAATACCTTTTTTAGCTGCCTTTTGTTCGTCATTAAGAGATATTCTATAATTAATGTCTCTTTTTATTGTACGTCCATCCGGTTTATGCATTAGATGCTTTTCCTTTCGAAGATTCAAGACCAAAGAATTTATTAAGCTCGCTGGTCATAACTGAGTTAATTATATCTGTATTTTCCTTTGAAATGTTCGGTGTCGATAACAATGTCACCAGTAGCTGTAAGTCTTGAATGTTGTAGGCTTTATCCATTTTTATGTTTATTTAAGAGTTTAATTTTCTTTCTAGTTCAGCTGCCTCTTGGTCATCTAGCACAGCAGTCCATCTATTTTCTGGACAGTTGCTGGCTAACGATCTAAGCTTTATGGCAAGGGAGCAACCGCATAGTCTGCAACAAGGTTCTGTACCGGGTATAGCACACTGTTTACCTTGATCGTCTTTCATTGGACACTTATTACATACCTCTAGCCTGCTCTGGTACACCTCCTCCACGTGCTCTTTCTTTATCACGTTGTTCAGTATACCCTCCATTATCATCCCCTTGTTTTTCCAAATTTCCAGCAATGTAGGCATCTCTTATTTTAACTTTTTTTAATTTATTAGAGTACTGCTCTTTTAGTATTTCATATAACTTAAGCAACCTACTCTGCTCTGTAAATTTATCTCTAGATTTTTTTGAGTACAAATCTATTCGCTCATCTGTGTCTGCTTCTACTGCCAAAAGTATGTTCTTATGCACCATAACTGTCATCCCTGGAGCTTTATGACTGGTCCTTTTTAACCTAAGTCTAAATGAACCAAGATTCTTTATAAACACTTCGTAGTCTTTTAAATCATGTAGTTTAATCTTAGTATAGGCAAACAAGTTCTCATAAAAAGATTCTACTACGTCTACGGGGAGATTAAGCTGGTTGGCTATTATTGGGTAAAAGCTCTTTAGCTTCTTTAGGTTCACCTTTATATAAAATTTTATAATCTAATAGTACAGCGTCAGCTATCCCAACTTTTATTGATGGGTTAACTACCCTCTTACCGTGCACATAACTAAGTAAATTCAACTTAGTAAGTTTAGTAAAACAGTTTCTAATACTTTGTTTTGAGGTAAATATACCGTCTCTTACAATAGCATCTACTGTACTGTCTGTATATCCGCTTATGGCGATCTTAGTTAGAGTATCTAACTCAGCGCTGGATATCTTTATTTTGTTAAAATGACAATACAGAAGATATTGCAGCTTAACAATGTCAAATTTTGTATCCACAGTTTGGCTTTTGGATACCTGTATGGCTGAAAGCATATTATTCTAGTTTACAGTATAAATATACAACTTATTTTCGAATCTACCAAACTTTTTTTAGGATTTTACTAATTTTTATTATTTATCTACTAGACATAGTATGCCATAAATCTTTATAAACTACCTAAATATTTTAATATACTGTTAAGTCCTTGTGGAAATGGTTAATTCAGATAGGTTACGTGGCTTTTGGGGTTGATGAATCGAAAGTACTGATGTATCTGTACTCCATTAGCTATCTAGGTATTTAAAGGGTTAAAGAGATGTATACCCCCTTCCCCCTATAAGAAGATATACTGATTAACTACCAAAATAAATTTGGCCAGTGGAGGGGAAGATGTAATAACAGACCGTTTCCACCAGATTAAAGTTATTTTTACAGTTTTTTACGCTGTAACGCCTATACAAAGCTGTTTTATCTGCTCTGGGCCGTGCAGTTGCTGCAACGCTACCTCTACTTTTGGTACTACCGATGTATATTTCGTAACACCGTCGAAGGACTCCATACGTAGTGTGTAGTTTATGTAACAAATCACCTATAGACTACACAAAAATAGTGATTACAATACAAAAGTACTACAAATTTTCCAAAATTCCAAATTTATTTAGACTTTTTTACAACAGTAAACTGCCCTGAGTTGTAGGAACGTATATATTCAATCTCCATAACACTCTTTTTAAGCATTTTTGTATACTCCACGAGCTTTTTCAACCCCTCCTGGTCAGTTGAGTTCTTTATCATATACAACCCACCGGGGGTAAGATACCTAAAAAAGGTCTTAAGAACAGATACTTGGTCTGTGTAGGGTATATCAGCATCATTAATAACGCAATCTATGGGGCCATAGGCGTTTATTTTGCCCATTAAACTACTGGTTGGGGTAGTATAGTCGACATGGTGCGTAATTGCCCTAGAATCGCCTGATTTGTACGTTTCTTCTGAGCATATAATCAAGCTGAATTCTTCATCTGTAAATATTTTAGACAACATTGTCACAAATCGCCTGTCTATGTTGTTTGAGAAGTACACTATACGTGCTTGATCGTCCTGTAATTGGCCCAGATAAGCCTCATATATTGGTAAGTACGAGTCATTAAGACTTGCACATTTAGTCAAAATTGATTGAGTTGAGTAGTCTACCATAAGTTCTAGTCTATACTATAATATATGACTTATTTTCCAAATTACCAAATAAAAAAAGGAGCCCATTTAGAGCTCCTTGCTATCAAGGATGGATTCGAACCACCACGAAGAGGTTATTTATTCCCTTGTTCTTCACAATCGAGACTAGAATGCGCGTCTGCCAGTTTCGCCACCTGATAAAGTCACTCCTAGATATCTAGGAGCTAGAATTCTTTCTTATCCTTCGTGTATTACTTCAATATTACCACAGTCTGTACACTTTACAATTGTAATATAGGATCCTTGCCGCACTTCAAACGTATCACAGTGACATTCACTGCAGGTTATTACGTCGTTTGCTTCTTTCCAAAGTTCTAGATCAGTTATTTCTCTCATTTTTGTATAATTGTGTAACCCCATCCTCCATCAGGATTGTAAATATCTATCATTTTATGTATTTGCCTGAGTTCGTTACAAAGACTACGTACTCCAGCGTACCCAACAGCGTCGTGGAATACTATGTAACCACCATCAGCCACTAGTGGGTAGTAGTTGTTAAAGTCTTTTTTTACTCCGTCGTAAGTATGATCGCCATCTATGAATAAAAAATCTATTTTGTCCATTGGGTACTGTTCATCACCACCGTTGGCTACAATATCTTTTACTTTCTGGATAATCTCTGGATCAGTAGAGTCTCCTTGGATATCATATAACTCTGTTGATGGTTGCTTCCAGCTTGACCACTTTTTTCTAGATTCGATCATTTCGTTATATCTCCAATCTCCTGGCCCAATCGGTAGATCTACTGAGATAACTTTTCTCTTTTGAGGTTTTACAAATGACAACCATGCCCACAATGTAGCTCCATAAAAAGACCCAATTTCAAGAACTACGTGAGGATCTTCATGGAGAAAAAATTTAGTAAATAACATGTTAAATTCCCACTCATTCTGTAGGTGTGGTACAGGACAGTTTTTTAGTACATCTAATATCATCGTAATTTATTATAATAGCAGACAGGTTGTTGTATTACCTTGAATTTATCTTTGTTTTCGTTATAAAGCTGTTCTATGAACACTCCATCGGCATCATATCTAGCTGGATCAAATCTAAGGCCATTTAGAAGCTTAACATTGAACGCAAATTGTGCAGTGTCAGTCTTATTAAGCCCTATGGATTCTGGGTCAGCCAGTAGCCTTGTAGAGCCGTCTGGATTCATCTGACTTCCTATTAGCCCAAGAAATCCTTCTTTGTAAGCTTTATACGTCTCTATTATAATATCTGCAATGAGTATATTATCGTCATCCAAAGAGTAAAAAAACACATCATCTTTGTTGGTTGATTCTAGAATATTCAGAACCTTGTTTCTATGAGAGTGTCCAGCCACAGCTTTATAAGTATCTCCAATTATTGGGATAACAGCTACGTCTGGTCTTGATTCTAATGTTTTATTATAGAATTCATCTGCTTGTTTTTCTGTTGTTACAATTGAGGTATCAGCTACCGGTAACCACCGTAACTTTATGTCTTCAGAATACTCTGATGTGTCTACGTACTTCTTTGCGATTATTACGCTGTCAGCTACGTGCTTTAGCAGATTTAGTCTGCTTACTGGGGTTGCTATTACGAAAAGCATTTATTGTAATTAATCTGTAATATTTTTTATTTCTTTTTCTCATCCGTTCAATGACGGACCATGTTTTCATGTATGACCTGAATTTTGCAGCTGCTTGCGGACCTGTATAGATATCTGGATTAAAGTACATCACGTAACCATAGGCTTGAGTTTGTCGTGAGTACACTTTCCAGCCTCTAGGTTCAAGTTCAGCTATTAGGTCTCTTGTTGTCAGTAGGTTTACCTTTTTTATTCGCATTATGAACACTTAAAGCTACTAAAACACCGCATAAAATACACAGCAAACTTTCCATAACTACAAAGATATGTAAAATTTTCCATAAAACCAAAAAAAAAGAGGAATAATTTCTTATTCCCCGTATTAATCGTAATAGTTTATTTTAAAATGCTTTGTATGTCCTAGTGGATGTGTGTCGTAATAGTGGATTACATCTTTGAGATGAAAAAGTACAGCCATAGCTACAAGTTCAGCATCTGTTGCATAGTTGTTGTGCCGGTTGTTGATGTTGTTTTTGTCATATTAAAGAATTTATATACTCTATTCTAGCGTCTGTAGCCTCTTTTTCTGTATCATACATTCCAATGTGGTATTGTCTATAGAATTTAACCTCTTTACGGTCCACTAGCCCAATAACAAAAGTCGCTCTGTATTTTTTTCCTACTAATACTACACCAGCCCTTCTGGGATTTTTTCTAGTTATAAAAACTTTTCTTGCGTTAGAGCACCCACAACCAGGTTGCTCAGGTAGATACTTTTGTAGCTTTAGAGCTAGTTTTTCAAGTATGTTTCTTATCAGCTTCATATAGTTTCCTTAGTTGTTTTTCAGACTTATTTCTTAGCATACCTCTGTGGGCAGCTAACCAGTCTACAAACTGCTCCTCTTCTGGATTGTAATTACCGTCTTCAGACTTGTACTGTGTATATTTAAACACAACAGTCTCTCCGTCCTCTCCAAATATCATTATTTCTCTCATTTTCAAATAATTTCTTCTTGTATTGTACCAGGTACATCCTCAAATTCATTAGTTGACACGTAAGATTTACCTTTCTTTTCTAACAAAGGTTGTCTATATGGAAACGGATGTAACAAAATCTCTAACATATCAATTATATCTGTGTAATCTGTCATAGATTACAAATATAGTGAAAATTTTCCAGACTTCCAAATTAACTTTCCCACATAACGCTTGGAGTTGGGTTATCGTCCCCAGTCCCAATGGCCCAATAGATCTTGACTATCTTACCGTTAACCATATACTCTTCCATACGAACATGCTCCGTTGTATTAGAATTAAGCGGCCGCAGTTTAATTTTCTTAATATACTCTAGCAACTCTTTATCTCTCATCATACAAAGTTAGTTAAAATTATATAAACGGGTTCTTTACATGGGTAATGTTCAGACCAACCAAGTGTAAAGGGTTCTCCAAAGTCATCCTGGACTATGTATATTCTGCATATTACAGAGTCTTTTTGAATTTCTTTAATTTCCCTACGGTGCTCTTGGTACATATGAAAAGCGTGCATAAAGTTAGCCTCGCGTATTTCCATGGTATTATGCCGAAGCTCGTCGTAAGTTGGTATTTGTATTTTCTTTGGCTGAAGGTAGTCCTGCAGCTTTTTAAACCATTTTTTAAACATATATTATTTTAATTTTTTAGAATCCATTATTTCTTTTATCTGTTCAAATGAAAATATACCATAATCTCCGTAGTGCTCTTTATAAGAATCTATCCCAACATCTAGTCTACGTACTGATGCATTAGCTTTCTGTATTTCTGGTGCCGCATGGCAGTGTCCGTGTAAATTCCAGCTAGACAATCTATAGGCCCAGTGCCAAGACAGTAGTGGATAGTGGGTCATAACAATATACTGTCCATTGACGTATCCAGATAGGTAGTCCCCAATATACTCAAATCTAGATGCGGAGGTGATCTTATCGTGGTTACCCAAAACCCAGTACACATTAGAACAATTAATCTGATCTCTCCAATACTTAACTCCAGCTTCATTAGTTCTACCAAAACAAAGATCCCCCAGAAAGAACAGCACTCCGTCGTGTGGAACCTGGTCGTTCAGCTCTTGCAAAATCTTTGTATTCATCTCTCTAAGAGAATCAAAATCTCTGTAGCCTTTAGGCCATTTAGAAACTTTTGGCCCCGCCATATTAGAATGGTCTAAATGAAAGTCTGAGCTAAAGAATACTTTATCAGAACTTATATCAATTTTCATAAGTACAAAGATACGAATAATTCCCCAGACTACAAAAATTAATTTGCGCTGGTTAGATACTGAACAGCTTTACCCATAAGAGAGACACCGTCTTTTAAATACTACTAGACCTATAGACAGTGTCCCTATGGATTAGACAATAGGCGTACAAGTACTAAGGACTATATAATAGCCCCTATCTAGGTTAGTTTTTAATTTTTTTTTATTTTGGATTTTTTTTATGTATTTGGCTTTGTTGAGATATTCCCCTCCACTCACCCCCTCTTGCGCTTGCGGGTTGGGGTACCCCCCATAAAGCCCAATTAATCAATTTCTTAATCCCAAATACAAAGTAAAATGTCAAAGAAAACAATCAGAGTCAGCAACGTTCAACGTTCCACGCAACGTACAGCAACTGGTGCACAGCGTGTAATCCTTAGTGTAGGCGGCCATCGCTACCTTACGAGCACCAAGGTGCTTGCAAGCAACGGCATCGATGATCCGTTCAGCCTGCGTGGTAAGTCCGTAGGTATCGAGGTGTATGAACCTGGAGAACAGATGGTAAATGGTGATGCGTACGAGCAGCGCGAAGATACCACGCTGATCAAAAGCTTCACATCCTTGCCGGAGAAATCCCAGCAAGAGCTGGTTGCTGACGCCATTGGTCGTGCGTACCTTCAGCATTTGCTAGCTACCAGCGCACCAGCTCCAGTGGTGCGTGAGCGCGAGCTCATTGATGAAGATGATAATGGTGCAATGGATGCCGATCTAGCTCCAGCGGCTGCAGTAGCTGCTGATGAAAACCTGCCCGATTAACGTGCCTAGAACCCTGCCGACATCGTCGGTGGGGGTTCTTTTAAGCGGGGTAACTGCGGATCATCTATACAACCATGTGAGATGGTTCTAGTTTCTATTAGGCAGCACACACTATCGATAACCTAAATCACTGGTAATGAAACAGATAATCATTACAATCGTTGTATTATTCCAAACAGCTGGAGTAATTGTGTTTTTTCTTGGTATGATATGCTTCATAACCACTGACCAAAAGGGAAAAGCAGTTGGTATGGTTGTGTATTCAATATTATTATTGCTTATACTGGACTGGTTAATCCCAGAGATAAACAAAGCCATTAATAAGCGTAAAATAGGTTAGTCCATTTATGGGCTGCATTCGCAATTCGGAGAGATGTAGTTTCGATGACAAGAGGGATTGTGTCTACTTTCCCTCTTTTATTTATGGTACTCCACTGGCCAGTGGTAACTGAAAAGTAACTGCTAACTGCAGCATTTATGTGGTTCGAATCCACAAGTACTACAACACTTGGACGGTGTACAGGGGAGTGGTAACTCACTTTCCTGTTTTATACATTATTTTCTCTACAATCCGCGCTGGTGGCTCATCTTAGCGGATTAAAATCAATTGGGCCCAACGGGAGCTCACCCATTAAACTCCCTGCGGGCCTAACTTTGCTATCCTAACGGAGGCGTTTTATAGTTCTTACCCAGTAGATTAAAGAAAACTAGCGACCAAATCATGGTATATTGTGTAATAGTGGCAATAAACGGCTGTAATAATACAGTGCAGTAGCTGTAGATTACAAATAACCATGTCAAAAACCAGGATACTACCACTGTTTTAATAGTGGAAAGTCCTGGTTTTATTGTATTTTGGTAGATTAAACAATCACGGACGATAAAAGTTCACAAAAGGTTGCATGGTTTTTTGGACTAGTGGAAGAATTGGTACAAAAATGGGCAAAAAGTGGTGTTTTCCCGGTGTTTTTCGAGACCAAACTTAAAAAATAACATAAAAAAGTATATTTTATGGGACATTATAGACCCAAAACATCCAATGAATTGCTTAGTTTTGTGGATAAAAGTACTGTTCAGGCTAGTTCCACGGAGCAATCTAAGCTCGAGCATCAAAATAAAGAGCTTCGTAAGCTATTAGTACAAGCAAATAAGGAAATATTACAGCTACGCAGTAAGATAAAAGAGCTAGAAGTGGCTTGGATAGGAGAAATTGGGTAGTTTTTTGTTAAAATTATGTGTTTTTGTTTGGTATTGTGGGGTAATTGTGGTACACACCACCAAAAATTGTGCCAAATATCTACGAAAAGTTCGTAGTTTCCAAAATTTACCAACTAGTATAGCTAATTACACTATACCAACAATAAACTGTCCCTTAATCTACACCAATTAATACACAACCATAAAACTAAACACCATGAAAAGGTACATATCACTAGTAAATGGTACATTAATTATATACTTTGTTGACGATGTTAGTGTCTGCAGTAACTAGTGCTTACAGTAAAAAAAAGAAGGTAGTCCAATAAAGATCTATCAACCCAATGGGTCTTATCTTACCACCAACCAGCTGACTTATCACCAAAAGCATGTTGCACTATTCTGGACTAAAAAGTAACTATTAAAACTACTTGTCATGACTAAAATAACCGCAAACAGTATTAATCAGACACACATTAATAACAATATACATAACATAGAGCTAATAGATGGCTCTGTTTTACTAGGAGAGGTTGTTGGTGTTACTGATGGTCTAATAATAATGGAAGTAGACGTATTTCTTACTGACCTAGAGAATAGTAAACGAGCGCTTTTGAACTGATTCAAGAACCATTATACAGATTAAAATCAACCGATTATGTTATTCACCCTTGAAATTCCTTTCCCATTACCCGCTTCAGATGAAATGGCTGATCAGGTAAAGAAAAAGATGGAAGATACAAATTCACACATCTCTATAAGTGATTTTGAAAAGCAGCCTCATAGAAATAGAAGATTAGCTACTCTTGTGTCAGATAGGGAGTTATCTTATACTGAAGTCTTTCTGCTCGGAATGGAAATGTCTATGCATCTTAGTGATGCAATCATCAATGAACACATAAAATGAAAAGAATATCAACCTTTTTAGTGGTAATTACACTGTTTTCGTGTAATTTCGCTAAACCGAAAGAAAATCCTTATGCTTCTCAAGATAGTATCCAAAAATACACTATAAAAAATTAGACGTTATGACAAAAATTTTCAAAACCTATCAAGACTTCCTGAATCGCGAGGACAAAGACGATAACGGTGTGTCACCTGATTTTGCAGCAGCTAACTCGAGATGGGAAAAAGACAACGAGAGTAACATAGGCTGTTACAACTGCGTCAAATGCTCCGACTGCTCCAAATGCTACAACTGCTCCGACTGCTCCGAATGCTACAACTGTTACAACTGCTCCGACTGCTCCGACTGCTCCGACTGCTCCAAATGCTACAACTGCGTCAAATGCTACAACTGCGTCAAATGCTACAACTGCTCCAAATGCTCCAGCTGTTACAACTGTTACAACTGCTCCGAATGCTACAACTGCGCCAAATGCTCCGAATGCTACAACTGCTCCAGCTGTTACAACTGTTACAACTGCTTCGGTAAAAAAAGTAATAGACAGGTAATTGAAATACCAAAAATTGATAACATTCACCAGCGTGTGTTTGAAGCAGTGTCGCAGCCTGATGCCCTCGATATGAGCGATTGGCATACCTGTAATACTACACACTGTCGTGCAGGGTGGGTAGTTCATTTGGCTGGCCCATTAGGATACGAGTTAGAGAAACAGACATCAACAGAGTTTGCGGCTATGATGATTTATAAAAAATCATCACCAATCAGGGTGTCACCAGCTCGGTTCTATGAAACCGCGAAAAATGCAATGGCTGATATGAAGCGGTGTGCAGAAGAAGAAGAATTGAAAGCATACTTATTAAACAAATAGTTAAAGCTACGTTGAAGAAATAGAGTGGGGAAAACAGCTAAATTTCCGAAAATTTTAACTATAAGCCATGGAAAAGTTGTGTATCAAAATTGGCGCTTGGGCAAATAAATATGGAGAAATAACTGATGGGCCTAAATTTGGAGATATTGTTCAAGTTAGATCCAGCAAGTTTATTCCAAAATACTTTTTGGTGGAAGGTTACGAAGATCCTCTAGGGCTTCCATTAGCATTTAATAAGCAATGGTTTGTAGACCCCGTAACTGACCAAGAAGTAGAAGAGTGCCAAAAAGAAAATCTTGCATTTTGTTAATAACAAACACCATCTTTTCACGCCAGAGGGAGAACCACCTAGAGAAATCTAGAAGGTAGGTTGCAACGTGGACAGGTGGTGTTTAATACCACTGTTATGAGAATAAAAACAAAAAAACTAGGTGATCGAAGATCTGTCATCCATTTACGTAGTAATTAAACCAAAATGAAAATACTAAGCCACATAGATAACAAAATAAGAACTTTTTTGTTACAAATTCGCGAGTTAGAACAGATAGATTCTCCAACTCACATTATTAATTACTGTTTAAATACAGGATTGGTAAGTGAGTTAGAAAATTTACCTGGTTACCGACTAAACGAAGAAGGCTATAAATTCTTGAAGTCTACTGACCAAAAACAAAAGTCATGAAAACCATTTTATTTGCACTGGCACGCATACTTATTTTTATAGGGTACGTTTTGTGGCATTTTAAATTACCTCCAAAAGGGGATGAATACACCGCTGTTGGACTCGATAATCTTGGATACTTTTTAATTGCAATTTTTTTTGTAATGTTTGCGGTATTCTTTTTGGCGGTAGTTATAACTACTTAATTTAGAGAAGAGGTTGGCTTGGAGGCAGCCGATGTACTTGGGATGTACATTTCCTATAATGAGTGGTGATATGCTTAAGTGAGAAGTAGTATAAATTTTCCTGTTTTAATCTACTAAATCTGTTGTAGTTCGTATAATGTGTATTACGTTGGATATTTTTTAATTGCCCTTTTAGCTCAGCTGGATAGAGCAACTGTTTTATAAGCAATAGGTCACAGGTTCGAATCTAGCAGGGGGTTCTAAAATTTTATTAAAATAATTACCATGTCACAATCAACACATTGCAGTTTGGTATGGTGGAGGTTGCTCAGTAATTCCAAAAAGTATGAATTGCTTGCATTAGAGCCTGATTTAAACGACAGAAAACCAAGCTCTTTATCCAATAAAGAAATAGCAGAAATATACGTAAGATACGTAACATTTTAAATTTTTTTTACATGAATAACCAAGAAAAAAGGCTACAAGATAAAGTAAATAATTTAACCAAAGAGTTAAATCAAGCAAAAGAAACAATTGAAAAGTTAACAAAAGAAAATGAACAGTACAAGGTGCAAAGAGACAGTCTGTATAGACTGTACAAAAACAGTGAAAATGAGCATACCAAGAGAGATATTTAAAATAGGTGATGAAGTAGTGGTTATAAACAGCTTACCACTACCTGGAAAAGTAATTGGTCCAGACTTATCTTCTGGTCAAAATAAAAGTGTAGTTGGAATTTGTGTTGATCGTTATGGAAACCAACACATAGACGTCGGATTAGTATCTGAATTGAACTATGTAACGAGCTACGAAACGGGGGAAGACTTGCCGGGTGGAGATAAGATTCATTGGTGCCATCCATCTAGGTTTACAAAAAAAGTTGTTTAAAATGGATTCTTTTAAAGAAGGTGAACTTGTAACCTTAAAGTGTAACATTTATGTACCTGGTGCATCTGGTATACTTGTTGCTTCTGCTGGCTGTATTGTAAAAATTTTAAACTTTATAGGCAGCAAAAGAGCGACAGTTTTTTGCATGGGGTACCCTACAGAAGTATTTATAGATGATTTAAAAAAGATAGTTAATAATCCATATGAAAATTACGTATAAAACAGGTGACATAGTCCGTTTTAAAAACACTATTAACCACCCTATTTTACCAAACAAGTATATCCTTAAAAATACTACTAGTAAAGTAGTCGCTTGTGGCTTTCCGCGGGTGACAGTGACTATAGGGGAACTAAATATTTCAGTGTCGATGGACATTTTAGAACTTGTTAATAATAATCCTTATGCAGACTACGTTTAATAAGGGTGATATAGTAAAATCTATTGACAATAAAGTAGTCATTTTACTAAGTGAAGATGGTATATATACACCACAGCCACCTGGAACACACTTTTCTGTGCTAGATACGTTCGGCGCTGTTGCTATAAAAGTAGAAAATATTTACGGAGTATCTGACATTGCGTATAAAGGATTATTTGAATTAGTCACTACCAAAAAAATTAATCCATATGAAGGGTTCTTCTAAAGAAACTATCATATTGTTAATAGCGTATATCGCATTATTAGCTCTTATGGTACTTTTAAAATTGTCATAAATGACTGAGCAAGAAAAGTGGGAATTAATCAACACTGCAGAGAGTATTGAAGATCTACAAGAAGCTGTGAAATTAATAGCAGAAAGAGGTTATGTGCAAGGAAAAAAAAGCCCAAAGAAAGTACTGGATCAGGTGCAATTAATTCCGTTAGTTGTAAAAAACCACTCAAACCCAGCGTACCTTACAAGGTCTTACGGAATAAGGCAGCAAGCGATGTATCTTAAATACTATTACGAAATTGAAAAAATAAGCATATGAAACATTTAATCTTACTGTTGGTTGTACTGTTGTCCATAGGGCATGCCACAATCAATCCAGCAGAGTTCAGAAATGGTGATATACTGTACCCAGATTATACCCACGATGATACTCTCATTGTTACTGATGCTTATCAGCTCAATTTTGTCTTCAGAACAAATCCACCTCAAACTGACGAAGATATAGCGGACTTATTAAGTAAAACAACCGTTATATGCTCAAAACCATTGTAACTATTATGTTAGAACTAGCAATAGATTTTAGAAAAGAAGTCGCGCTCAGCAAAGTGCCGCTGACGCATTTAACATAAAAAATAAAGTAGGTATACTTTACGATGGCACAAAATACAAGTTTTACTATGGAAGAATGGAACACAACAATACCCAGCGGAAATAGGTGGGCTGTAAAAAGTATTTCTGAACTAGAGGATATTTTTGAAGGGACTCAGTTAGTATCTTCTTTTTACGCGCCAAAAGCTGAACTTAAAAAAGAGCAAAGATTTGTTAAAAACACTGCTCAAAAAATAAAAGAGAATAAAAAAAACGAGTTATACAATGCCTTGTTTGAAAAGATATCTGAGTATGGTCTACAGGAGCCCACAGAGTCCAGTAAAGTATGGAGAGTTAAAGACCATCCAGAATTTGGTGCTATTAATTTACCACGTGACATAGACCAAGAGCTTATTAAAAAAGAATTTGTGGAAAGAACAATAAGAAAGCTTAAAGATAACCCATATATTTTGTACAAATGACAAGGCTTGAACATTTACACACACTCCCAGAGCCTATAAGAACAAAGGCTATCAGTAATGCATTGAGAGAAAATAGAATAAATGCACAAAGAGAAGAGGCTGATACCTTGGCAAGGTCTGTTGATCTATTGTTTACATGGGGTGAAACTCCTCAGGGGAGCGGCTACTGGGAAGATGTGACTGCTGCACTTAATGGCAACGGTCCATTCCCGGAACCTACTTTGTAAAAACACTTGAGGTGTGTAGTTACTATACACCTCTTTATTTTATATTCTTATGGAAGAGATAAAAAATTTATTCAAAGTCATATCTAATGGATACCGCATACGGAAGTGGCTGTATCAACCATCAGAAGCAAGACAGATATTGGACAACCTGGATTTACTTAAAGTAAAGCTAGAAAAGGAGAGAATAGAAGATCCCCGCACGTTACTGCACTCCATAGGTATGTACGATTTCAACACCGTATACTCACTAATAAACACAAAAAACCCAGCATATATTGCAATAAAAAACGAATTTGTTGGAAAGATTTTAGTAGACGATAATGTGGACGAAGTACTGAACAAAGTAATAAATAAAAAATAAATTGGGGGAGAGTGGTTATTGAGGTTAGACTGTACAGAGATAGCATCGAGATAGGTTAAACTTGTCCAAGCAATACAAGTGAACAATAAATGCAGCCAAAGAAGCTCGCATCGCTGAAGGCGCTAAGGTTCTCGAGGGAATCTTCGCTGCCCGCCCTGCTCTAGTAGCAGCGTAAAAGCGCGCGTGGTAACAACGTAGGAACAGAAAGTTACACAGTTTTCTTGCTTTCATAAAAGTAAGTGGTGGACTGGGTGTCGAACGACATCCCCAACTACGGTGAGCCCACAGCGCCCAACATCTAGAACAGATGATGATATAGTCCAGCAGTCAGGAAACTGTACTGAGATTATTTACTATTTCTTTTAAAAAATCGTGCACTTCTTCGTTAGATAGTTCAGCTTTCATATAATTTATACACAAAGATACAAATTGAATATTATCTTTTGTATATCCTTTTGAAGAATCTATTCTATCTAGAGAAGCTGTGTATCTTCGATCTTTTATTCTATGGCTGTGATTATTTAATTGTAGGCTAATTTTAGAATACGGACACACACCTTTTTGATTGTTCCAGACCTCTTGTAAATCTTCTAAAGTTATATCAAAAAATTTTAAACGTTTTTTGGCATTTCTTAGATAGTATTTAAAGGGATTAGCCTTTGGTGATTTAGGTGGAACTTTATTAGCCTTGTCACCAAAATTTTTAAATAATGAGTGGCCCGCACATTTGCGGCTACAGTACATAGGAGAATTAATTTTTATTCGTCTATTGTATTCATTTTTTGGTTTTTCAAAGGATTTACTACAAATAGGACAAGTACAAGTTACAGTATTCATAAAATTTTGTTTATACTATAATATACAAAAAATTATGGAACTGAGCAAATAAATTTTTACGCGACTCCGCCCAGGTCCACTAAGCAGTGTCCTCGTAATAGAGATGGGAAAATCTGATTAAGGGGTTCGAATCCCTCCTCCTCCACAGTGTGCCCGTACTGTTGGAGACTGTATGTCTACTTTAGTAGTAGAACTAGGTGAACAGGCTCGACTCTTATCAGTTACACAATTAAAATTAATTTTATGCAAGAAGAAATAGAAAAACTTAAAGCTCAACTAGCCACTGCTAGAGTGCAGCGTAACGTGTTTGAGGAGGCTAACGTCAGAGCTAACCAAAAACTTGGTAAATTCTATCAATGGTTATACACAGAAATTGAAAATGCTAGAAAGTCTAACTCCACTGAACTTGATGGTCTTGTGGCTGTAAAACGCTTCTTAAAAAAATTTAAATAACATGAAAAAACTGCTTTATATTATAGTATTTGTATTTTTTGTAGCCGCTTGCTCAGATGCATCGGTAGTATATGTAGAAACAAATACTAGGCACAGCGTACAACTTCAAAAAGATGAAGTATTGGTTAACGTTGTCATTTATAGAAACTCCTTATACATACTCACTAAGGACACAGTAACTAATAAATTCTATTTTAGGTTATCTACTATACCTTATTCTAAATTCAATAATATAGTTTTTGAAGATACCAAATAATAACTTAATTCAACGACATTTTTTAATAAAGGTTATAATTTTATTCATCTTGGCAATCCATGGTTGCCAATAACAAATACTATGGACCCCAGTAAAATGACAAAAGAAGAATTTGCGATAGCCTTTCACAAATTTCTAAAGCCAAACACTGTTGAATCTTCTCTTAATAACTCTATGCTCCTGTTCTTAAACAAGCTTAAAGAGAAAGAGGTAAAAGAGAAAGTAAAATTGCCCGCAGAGGTAGAATAAATAGATTTTATGAAAAAACATAAAGACTACATAACCCATATAAAAAATACCGAAGACAATGTGTACTTAAGAAGTGTGCATTTTCCGGTGAATATGCGACTATTCCACACCTCTCCAGAATACCAGCAAATAGTGCTAAGTCAATGTAACTACATAAGGATGTTATGCTTAACTAAAATGGATGGGTATAAAAAACCTCATGGAATGAGTAGTGCTAACGCAGGACTTAGTTTTGATATTATTGGTATAACTAGGTATAGAAATACATCTAGAGAATGGTGTAAGATTATGATCAATCCTGTTATTACAGAATATTTTGGTGAGCAGGTTAAAACTCTCTCTCTAACTGCGGGTCTTTAACACTTGAAGAGGCGATAGAAGTTAAAAGATGGGAGGGTGTAAGGGTGGCATATTTTGATGAAAAGGGTAGGTTTCAAGTTGAGGCATTCGACAGGAGCACTGGCTCTTTTACTATACAACACGAAATAGACCATAACAAAGGTAAATTAATAATTGATTATTAAACTTGCACCATGACACCAAAACGTTTACTATTTGCAGGGTTTATATCCCTGTTTGTTATTGTTCTGTTCGCTTGAACAGGATGGGCACTTAGCTCAGTTGGTTAGAGCATTTCACTCATAATGAAAAAGTCACAGGTCCGAGTCCTGTAGTGCCCACAAAAAATTTTATTTTATGAAAAAGAATACAGAACTTATCATGCTCACTGTACTATTGACAGTATTGATTCCCATCGCTGCTTTCAAGTACAAAAGAAAACACAGTATGCAGGTAGTACCTGTGGAAGTATTGTCTAAGGGAAAAGCTGACACTTTGTCAGTTAAAGATAAACAGTACTTATTCTTTCGTCATCAATGCAATTGGAAGGACTGTGAATTCGTAGGTCTTGATCCCATCATAGAAATGGGTCGTATCAAACTTTATGAAGAGTTTGTAACTGACACGGATCTTTTAAATATTACCCACTTAATGCGCCCTGATTTACCACCAGACGTGTGCGAGGAATATATCTGGTCATCAGAATTCCATGAAGTAGTACCATCACCTGAATCAATAGGACTACCATTATGAAACAACCAGCCAAATACAAGAACAGGGACCTCGATCCAGTTGTGAATGACCAAAGGACTAGAGTTAAGTTTGCCTGGTTCCCTGTAACTACTGATACTTATCCTGTACTACTATTTAGGATATTGTCTGTGGAATCTAAAGCCGCCACCGAAATGGCCCAGCACTGTATTAGGAGACAATGATAACGTAATGTACGCTATCCTTGGATTTCTATTCACAGCGATCGTAAGCATATTTGTTTTTTGGTAAATAATTTCAGAGAGGAGGTTGGCTTGGAGGCAGCCATGGGGATGTTATCGCCCCTATTCCTATAATGAGTAGTGAACCAGGTAGTTCCCAGTGCAACAAAGAGGATGGCTTTGCTTAATCTTTGCAAGGTACATAAAGCCAATGCACTACAGGAGCAATAAATGCTGGATGACTTTTAGCGTAACAGCACACTCTCTGAATTTTTAATCCTACACCTATGGAAAATACTTACTCGCATTAGGATTCGTATCTTTGCTTACTATCATATATGTGGTGGTATCGTACGACCTTAACAAACAAACTATCGGCGTCCAAAAAGAATGCCACCATTTTTAAAATCTTAAAACCAACCAAATACCATGATTTTAGTAGTAAATTCTAAGCCAGTGAAATCAATCACTATTCCAAAAAGCGTTAAAATCAGTGCATTTTATTTTATGGGTAAACCCCATATACAAGTATCTGATCCTAGATTTGACCTAGCGCTTGAGGATAAAGGTTTTAAAAAAGTGGGAGATAGTTTCATCCATAAAGATGAAATTTCATTAGCAAGCGATTAAGAATGGGGGTAAACCTCATATTACCCTTGAAGGCGATCCTGCCTTTGAAACTACACTCATCGACAATGGGTTCAGAAAAATTGAAGCGAACATCTACCAGCATCCAAGCGAGGTAGCATTATCATGTGATTGAAAAACTGGGGAGGTAACACTCCCCAACACATCGGGATAGCTCAACTGGTAGAGCAACGGTCTCCAAAACCGTAGGTTGTAGGTTCGACTCCTACTCTCGGTGCTATGGATATTAAACAAATTATTGAAGAGGAGGCTAAGCTTTTGGAAGAAGCCTTTGAGACATCGTACCGTGAGTACGTAAAAGAAACCGGAAGAGCCTTTCATGGATCTTCTATGAAACAAAGCACAATGAAGCAAGCTGCATTTGCAGAATCTATGGAAGATTTGTTGGCTATGGAAAGAACTTTTGAAATAGCAGCTAAAGCAGCTGATGCCAGAAATTCTGTACATGGTTGGAACTTTTCTAAAGATGCAGTAACTGACCTCATTGAAAACGTAAACAAAAGATGGAATACAGAGGCTACACAGCAGAAATAACAGATACAACAGAGGGGGATATGTGGGCTCAATCGTTTGTCGATGACAAACAAGTGGGTCTAATTGTGGTCTCAGGTGAGACAATGGAATTACTTGAAGAAAACTTTAAAAAAGAAATTGACGCGTACATACAGTATAAAAACCTAACTGATGGCACGAGTAATCGCCAAGGGTGATCTCCATGGACGAGCTGATTGGAAACTCCCGTTCTATAACGAGGAATGGGATGAGTTTGTATTTGTTGGTGATTATTTTGATAGCTATGAACTAAGCGCAGCCGAACAACTCTATAACTTTAATGAGATTATACGAGCTAAAATTGCTGCTGAACAGCAGGGCAAACGAGTAACCCTATTAATGGGTAATCATGACCACCATTACATACCTGGCTGCACAGGACATACTACTGGGTATCAAGCAGTTTTTGCTACAGATATCCGTGAAGCTCTTACAAAGAATATTGACCACATACAATGTGCTCGTCTTATTGGAGATCATCTATTCACACACGCCGGTGTAACCCACACGTTTTTAAAATTACCATACATTGATATAAACCACAGGAAACCTGACTTTGCATACCGTCTAAACGAGTTACTAAAAGTACGTCCTATGAGTTTTATGTTCAATGGTACAGATCCTTACGGAGATGATATGTGCCAAGGACCATTGTGGGTTAGACCAAGAGCTCTAGGCTCTAATATGATACCTTACCATCAGGTAGTGGGTCATACATCCAGAAACACCATAGAAATCAGAGAACATTATGGGTATAAATTATACTTGATAGATGCTCCTGATTATCTAGTATTAAATCTTTAATTGAAAACAGAAATTTTATGTCAAAACCTAAACAAGTATCAGAGCCAAGCAAGTACATCACAGACCGGAATACTCTCAGGCTGATTTACGAGCTAGGAATGGCTGCCACTGCCAACATTCAACAAGTAATACGCAGTGCTTCAAATAACGTGAGTGTAGAAACAGCAAAGTATTGGCCTTATATACCATCATATAATAAATGTGGTTTGGTAGAGGCTTTATTGTCAATACCAGGAGACAAGGAAGGCATGAAATTCATGGACCTTGGTTGTGGTATTGGTAACATAATGAGTCTTGCTACGCTCATGGGTTATGATGCTTATGGTGTTGAGTATGACCACATAACACACGGGTACGCAACGCAAGCAGCACGGCTTTTTAAACTTCATACCTATTTAGGCTGTGAATGGAATGATGTTCTTGAATTTTCCAATAAAGTGTTCCTTGGAGACATTACTAAAACTGAATCGAAGTGGAATCTAAATTCCATGGATGTCATTTTTATGTATAACCCGATTCGACACCATCCGACAATGAAGTCTGTACTTGAGGAGGTTATTGAGGTGATGAAAGAAGGAGCTCATCTTATTTATTTTCAGGCTGATACATCTGCCGAATCTGCCTCAAACTACAAGCTTTTAAAGCACTTAACCCCACAACGGAATTTAAGTAGTAACGTTTGGAGAAAATTATAAAACTCCGGTCCGGTAGCTCAGCTGGATAGAGCAACTGGACATGCTCCGTTAGTTAAACTGGATATAATAACCACCTTCTAAGCGGTAGTTGGGTCAGGGTTCGAGTCCCCCACGGAGTACTAAACTAAAAATATTGGATAACCCAAAAGAACTCTGGGATGAAGGTTATGAAGCCTGGGCTGCCGAAGAAGGTCACAAAGAATTGACAGGGTATGAATGTGCTCTGTTCACGAAGCAGTTGTATAAAGAAAGACAAACAGATTTGCCTGTAATGTTTGTACATTCTATGAATAATGTAGGTACGAAAAACATCATTAAATTATTTAAATCGAAATAACATGTCAAAAAAAAGAAAGCAACGCAAACAACTTGCGGATCGTGTGTTGGTACTGACTGACACCATTGATAATTCGATTTTGGTTCACCCGGCGGTCACGGAAGACAAAAAGCTGAGGAAGAAACTTGACAAGATCTACAACAGACTCGTAGAAGTATTTGCAACCCTAGAGACAACCAAGAAAACCAAAAAAGTAAATAAAATACCAAAAGATTCTTTTACAGTGGTATGATTACATTTGACAAAAAAGATATTGGGCCAGGCTACGAGTTTGTTATAAATATCATAGACAGAGCAGTAGGGCAATGCTTTGGTGATAGTATAGTAGATGCTGATGATGACTACGCCCAATTTCTGGATTTAAGTGTTGTAGACAAATTGGCAATGCTTGACGTGATTGAAGAATACGCGGATATAGAGTTAGATGATGATCGCGTTGATAAATTCATGAGTCTGCAGAGTCTTAGAGAAGTAATCTTCATGATAGAAGACACGCAAAATTTTCCAACATTTATGGACCATTAGTTATGAAAAATTTATTATTAACAATCGCACTATTCATATGTAGTGTGGTGTCGGCGCAGTATAAAGCGCCAGAAAAGGCCCAAAATTCGTATGTAACTGATCTTGCGGACATACTTACCACAGACCAAGAAAAGAGCTTAAATATCCTTGTGGATAGGGTTAAACGGCAGTCTAGTGTTGAGATGGCTATTGTCACTCTAAACAGCTTAGACGGCTATCCAATAGAGGACGTAGCGTTGACTATTGGGCGGAGCTGGGGCGTAGGAAAAGCAGGTATAAATAATGGACTTTTATATGTAATTTGCCCAAAAGAGCGCACTGCCAGGTTAGAAGTAGGTCCAGGACTACAAGGAATACTAACAGACGCTGAAACAAATAGACTACAAGACGAAATAAAACCATTCTATAGAAAAGAGCAATATTTTGTAGGGATGTTTCAGATGTTCAGTAAAATTGAACAAATACTGTCTCCAGAATATGCTGAACAACAAGCTCTATATAAAAAACAACAAGAACAAAAAGCAGAAGAAACAAAGCGAAGTCTTATTACCTTTTTGTACTGGCTCCTAGGAGTTTTATTTAGTGTTAGCATAGTAGTTTTTGTTTTGTGGTTTAATAAACGGCAACTTACACGGGAAAAAGAATTACAGCTCAAAAAAGCACTAGACGCCAGTAAATTAGAAAAATACAGAGTTTTACTTGGAGCCCTTGCTGGTAAAATAAAAACTTGTGAATCTCGTATTGAGTCTGTTCTAAGGCAAGCTAAAGACAATAATCTTGCTCAAGTAGGTACTTATGAAAAAGAATTGGCTTCTCTTGTAATAGGCCTTAAACTATATGCAAAACAACCTGTTAAAACAGACCCAGCAGCCGCGTGGAGCTGGTATGAAAATGTGCGAGGGTCAGTCTCTAAAATAAACAACTTATTAGATCACATTGTATACAAGTTGCAGCCACCGGTAATAAAAAGTAAATTACCTACACCAAAAAGTGAGCCTGATAAAGCAGCAACTAGTAAAGATGAAGGCCGGTCCAGGGTAATATTTTACAAACGACCGCCTACTAGAAATTCTTCAAACGACACAGACTACAGTTCAGAATCGAGTTACGATGATTTTGGAGGTGGTAGCTTTGATGGTGGTGGATCAAGCAGTTCATGGTAATTTTTTAATCAAAATAAATGGAAGTAAAATTTTCAAAAAAACTACAAGATAGGCTAAACAAAGCTGGAATACTCAAAGCGCCGGCAAAAAAAGAGCCTGATCTTGATCCGGTAGAATTGCATCTTAATGATCTTGGTCCAATAAAACTGGTTAAAGACGGCCAAGAGGCCAAAAACATGTTCGCAGAGGGTACTTTGGAAGATTGTATTTACGAATTCCTGCTTTACGCTATAAAGTATCATACAGAATTTGTTGAGTTCGATAAACACGAAGACCCTAAATCACGAAGAACTGCCGGTGATCTTTATCGTATTATGCTACAATATCGACCAGGAGTAAGATTACATGAAATATACACAGCACTGTACTCTTTGTATTTACAAGGAAAAATGTATTGTAGTATTTGTGGTGGTATACGCCGGCGTGTTTACTGTAGCAGTACAGTAAAAAGACCTCAAAAAGTGATAGAACATTATAATGGTACGCTTGGTACAACTAATAGTTCATTGGCCCTTGCTAGCAAGTACGACGAGTTTAACACCGATATTTCAAAGTATCTTCCAGAGGAGTTTGGTAAAATTTTCGAAAACCGATTTATAAATTTCGATTTTTACGAAGTTGTATATGAAAAGAAATGACAGTTGTACAAAAAAGTAAACTTGAAAGATTTTTTTAGTGTTGATTCTAGACCACCAGTTCCAGAAGTATGGACAGATGAGGACCATGAAGCCATGTTTTTATGGCCAGAGTCTCCTCAATTTGAAAGCAAACTAGCACCGACAGTATTTCCTCACGAAAAGATAGTAAAGATTGCAGTACATGATTATGACACAAAAGTCGCAAGATGCGTCAGGTAAAATAAACTGGAGATTTCAGCTAGAACATTTAATGTCTTTGGGTCAGGGCATGGATAAACAAATACAAACCGTGTCCACGGATCTAGTGGTAGACGCTTTTACTCCATCAACTGGTATGTTTGCAGATCTTTCCAAAGAGGAATACCGCTCACTACCAGATAATGTGAAGAAAATGGAAACTATTTTTATCACTAGGCTCGCAAATCATGAGTTTAGATCTGCATTAGCAGCTTATAAAATAGGTCGTAAAAGACTAGAAAACTTCAGAAATGGTTGAAATAGCTAACTATCTACAACGCCCACAACACATTCGTAGTGACTTAGTTCCTTTACTAGCTTTAATGGTAGTAAAAATGTACAAAGTAAAAGTAACTTATGATACTACTTTAAGTGGTCCTTTAATTATTAAAACAAATAATGAAGGAACTAATGTAAAATCAGAGTTCCACTGGTACGAGTTGTTTTATGGTAGAATTGTACCAACATTGGTAAAAATAATCGAAAGAGATTCCAGCGAGAAAGCGTCATTAATAGCGAAATCCCATATTTTACAAGCGCATGAACCTATTATGCTGGCTTATAGAATCTGGCGATCGCTATACCCAAATTTGGCTATTCCAAAAAGCACAAAACCTAAAAAAGAGGTTCTTCGTGCATACGTAAGTTAATTTCAAAATCAAATAAACACAAACAAAATGGCTAAGCAATTATTCGTGAAGCACGTGCGAAACATGAACTTTTCAATCAAAACACCAAAAACAGCTGAAGGTGTGAAGTTACAAGCCGTGCTAAGAAAAAGCTTGCGACCAACAACAGTAGTTGGTATTTTCGACACAGAGTCAGGCAAACTCAGCTTTGGTGCCGCCAGGTGCCACAAGAACGACACTTTCTGCAAAAAAGTAGGTAGAGAGCGCGCCACAGAAGTAGCTGAAAACAGCAATTTTCACATCTTCGTTTTGGATAATATCAGCCCAAGAAGGGTGTTTTTGGCAATAGCTGATGGATACGTCCGTGATGTAAATTTCCAACAGACCATGGCAGGTCTTCGAAAAGGTCGGCAAGCAAAAGATAATCCTGTAGAAAATGGCGTTGTTTAAAAAGCACCTACGAAAAGACGTTGTTTTTATCAGTGGTTCCAAGCAAGATATAAGAGATTATTTTTTCTTGGAACTGCCTGGCAAAAATATAGAAGTTACAGATGGTGGGGCACTAAGCAGCTTTACAATTTTTATGGGTGGCTACACCTGTCCGCCAATATATGTAGGCCACACATCAAAATTTATTGACTACACTACTGGAGAACACTCTTTAAATTTCGAAAGAGACTCTGTGGACTCTCTTAAAGAGATGCTTCCAAAAGAACATACTCACTATCTGATCTACAGGATGCATATACACCCATCAGAAAAATTTCAAAACTTAAATCTACTTGTCGTATGATTAAGCAAAAAGCGAACAAAAAGTACATAAAAAAAGTCAAAAAAGACTGCACTATCCAAGGTATTAAAATAAACTCTTTAAAGCTCCTTAAGGGTTTACCTCTCAGCGTTAAAACGTTTGTACCTAGGGTATTTACAACAAGGGGCCTATAGAAAACAATGGAAGGTTATTCGGCGCAAAGCCATTTGGAAAACTTAAGTAGTGAAAGATTGGTAGATCCACAAGCTATCATAGAAGAGCAAAGGGAAAAAATAATCCACTTAGAAACTCGTGTAAATAACCAAACAGAAATCATCAGTAAAATCATAACTATAGGCAAGTCAAAGGAGCAAAAAGCTTCTAGGAATTTCCAAAAAGTTATCGATAACATACAAACAGACTCCGCCAGAACATTTATGTTCAGGAAACTAGTGGCCAGCACCAACGACAAGGATTTGCTACTGTCTTGGAATGACATACTATTAAATAGTATACCTGAATAATTGTATTTTGGATAATATTACGTACCTTTGTATAAAAAATACTTATGGTACCGTATAACTTACCCAACGGAAAAACTATCTATCTGCCAGCCGATAAAATCTTGGACCTTAGTGATGAGGATATCCAGGATTTTATGGCAGAAGATACTGGCATATTTGTAGAAGATCCTTTTATGGATTCGACTATAGATGATACTATATATCAGGAAGATTCTGAGGATACTTCCGCAGCTGAGAGTAGTTAAAAATGGCGCTAAAAACACTAGACGAGTATGTGGTGCACGAAAAACTTCCCCAAGAGTTTTACAACTACCGCATGTCGAAAAAAGTAGTAAAAACTACAAAATATCAAGCTATCCAATCATTTTGTGGTGTATCTAAAGGTGCTATTTCAGTAAAAGTAGAAAATGATAAAGTTTTTTTTAAATCTACCGCAAAAAACACAGAGCTAGTCGAGGTAAACAAAAATTCAAAATTTATAAAATGTCTATAATAAAAATTTCACCACAGTACATGCATGGCAGGCTTTTTGGCGGGCCCGCAAGAAGCGACCAGGAACTAAATCGTGTAAGATTTTATAGCGTCTGTGAAGTAATCGGAGCAAGTGAAAATGGCCTAATGGTAGACGTAATCTCCACAGAGCTTAATACACAACTAGGTGAAAGGAATCTTCATTTAGAAACCGATAAATTTCCGCTAGTAATTCCGGTATATGATTTTGTTAATGCTAGTATGATTTACTTACAAGGCCCTCTATTTGAGCGAGGAGTCAATATCCAAATTGCTTTATTACTAGTTTTTATTGGAGCCCATGGAAATGCAAAAATCAACTCAGATGGGTTTTTGTTATTGAAAGCGTTTTTAGGACTTAAAAAGGGGACTGTAATTTTACCAACTTTTGGACAAGCCTTGGTTAAATCAGGTAAAAACACATATGATTTGACAAAAAACAAAAATGTTGTAAAAAACATAACCAAAAAAGAAATTGAGGGGATTGACAAATCCTTAGTATATACTTATCCAAGCACTAAAAATGGTAAATAATGTTGTAACTTTGCCTTATTATGATTCCTTTAGTAATAGAATTTACTACATAAGAGGAGGAAAGGTTTATTATGTACCAGCGTCTTGGGGAACTTTGTCATACCACACCAAATATATGCAAGCAACTAAAAAAGAATATCCTTATAGACCTAAGGTATCCGAAGTGTCTATGCAAATATACGGAGTGAATTCGTCAGTACAGCCTGTACCAACCATTATGGCTGACTATATTCAAATGAATTCATACAGGGAGGTGTTTGACAGAGAAAAAACAGAAAATGTAGTAAATGCAGCTTTATGAAAAAATTATTCGTAACGTCTACCATAGACACGCCACCAGCAAATTTTATGTGTATGTTGGACACACTCGGCTTCCAAGATGACGACGTTCTTGTTATTGGTGGTGGTATGTTATCACTATCTAGCATTTCGTCTTTGAAAGATGTTGGTATAAAGAGGCAAAGAATTAACGAATTTAAAGAATTTGTTAATTTACTAAAACTGTTTAATAACCTTATTATAATAGGTAATTCAGTTGACATGTGGACTAAAAACAACATATATCGTGCAATAGGTAATAAACTGACAAGTGGTCATATTACTGAATTAACGGATATGTTGTCAAGTGAACCAGATTTATTGAATGCTTATAATACACTTACAAGTAAAACTTGTGCTAGGTACGTAAGGTATATTGGAGATAAATACACTTCGGTCACCCCAATGGGAATTGGATTTGGGCAGTCTGTGTACAATGTTACAGATGAAGATGCATTCAGCACTACTGTGGACACAATTAAGGTTACTAAAGCAGCGCTGGAAAACAATTTATTAAACTTTAAAATGAACACGAAAGATAAACTAGACGTAGTTTGCGTGTCTAGTTATCCTGTGCAATATTTTAATAATTATCGTCCTTTTAAAGTTGGTAACGTTGTATACACTGATACAGCGCCTGCCAGCTCATTCTCTTTCCCTGGGACGTCCGCTAGAGTACGGGGGGAATTCAGTATAACCGATTTATCAGGTGGTAGGTTCACTAGAGCCAAGGAGCCAAAAGTAATAAGTATAATAACGACCCCTACAATCAGATCCAACGCAAAAATCACTCACCCGCCCAAACAGTTAAATCTACTACCAGTAGTAGTAACAGAAAAAAAAGAAAAACAAAAACTAAACGCATATATTGAGTAGTTTACTAGTTTTAAAAGAAGGTTCTTGTAACATACACGAACCTCAAAAAAAAGGAGATGCCGGCTACGATCTTGTAGCTGCAGAAGTAATTAAACGTACATTTTTTTCTGTATGGTACAGTACTAATTTATCTGTAAAAATCCCTGATGGAACAGTTGGCTTACTATTTCCCAGAAGCAACATAACAAACGCAAGTGCGTTAACTCTTGGGAACAGTGTAGGAGTTGTAGACTCTGGTTACACCGGTAAAATACAAATCAGATTCAACAGAACTCTGAAGGGTATTTTTACAAGGAAAGAGTACTCCGTAGGGGAGCGAATAGCTCAATTAGTTATTGTACCATACTTATCAATTCCTATAAAGTTAGTAGATGAACTACCAACAACAGAGAGAAGCGGTGGAGGACACGGCCACACCGGCATGTCGTAATTGTATATATTACATAAAAAACAAAGAACCTGATTGGGAAAATAATATCTACGGAGAAGATGGTGGAGACTGCCACGAATTATACAGAGACATAACTCCAAGAGACATAAAAGGAGCTCATATGAAAATTGTATACGAGGTTTACCATTCATTTAGCTGCGCTAGGTTTAAAAGCAAGTGTGGAAAGAAAGAAAAAAATATGCAAGAAGTGCGGAAACTTTCGGCCTTTGTTCAGTAAAGGTTTATGCCTTATTTGTTATAAATCTAACTATAAAAAGCCAATAAAGACCAAAAAGAAGTACGACCCTAAAGTAAAAGAAAGGGACGTAGAATTCTATTCTAGTATATGGGAAACCAGACCGCATAATTGTGAAAATTGCGGAGCATTTTTAGGAAATGAACCTAGAACATACAACTTTCACCACCTTTTACCAAAAGCTAAATATCCAGAGCATCGTTATGATGAATGGAATATAGCTCTGCTGTGCGCAGACTGCCACCAGCAAACAGAAATATCAGTATCAAAAACACCTAAATTAGAACAAAGAAAAGATATACTACTACGTAAACTAGACAGTGGTAAAGAAAGTACAGATACAGAAGGAAGCAGTTGATCTATTTTCTAAATACGATACAATTGCTTTAGAGTGGGCCACCGGTACTGGAAAGAGTCTAGCAGCCATACTTTGTATAGAGGCTAGAATTCCAGTAGATGGAAAAAAGTGGTATATATTGTGCGAAGAAATAAAGCACATAGAAAACTGGAAACAAGAGTTTATTTTACACAACAAAGAACATTTACTAGCGCATGTAGAAATTTTCTGCTATGCTAGTGTACATAAATATGTAAACACTGAGGCAAATTTGGTGCTCGATGAAGCACATGTCGCCAGCGATTTACGTTTGTCTTACTTACAGACCATAAAAGCAGATAAAGTTATAGTACTCTCTGCCACACTACCAATAGAACGAAAACAATTAATAAAAAAATGGAGGGACTTCATATCTTTTGAGGTGTCTCTATCTGACGCAATTGAGAACGGTTTACTACCAGAACCTAGAATATACAAAGTAGAAATTGTGCTGGACAACATAGCTGAAAAGTACATATACCAATACAAAAGAGGTTTTGGTAAAAAACCAATAACTGTATCATGTAGGTATAGTGAATTTGACGCTGTACTTAGAAAAATGTATGACGTAAAAAGCTTTATAATAAGCGTACGTTGTACTGCTAGGCAGTCTTATGCTATGTACTCTAGGGATATGTATGACTGGAAAGAAACCTCTGACATAGAGCAGTCTTCCTATGCTTTTAGAATGTATTTACAAAAAGGATCAGCCAGAAAGAGATTTCTAGCAGAATACAAAACACCTTATGTACACCAAGTTCTAGGGCTAATAGGAAAGAAGAGGCTAATCTGCTTTTGTGGGTCAGTTAAACAAGCTAACTTACTAGGTGGAGAAAACGCAGTCCATAGCGAAATAACCGGTACAGAAAAAACTGTAAAAAAGTTTAACAATTTCGAGATCGACGAAATATACGCTGTAAAGATGCTGCGGTCTGGTATAAATTTGGCCGGGATTGAGTCTGGAGTTGTCGTTCAATTAGACAGTAAAAGTTTGACTTTAGTACAAATGGCTGGTAGAATATTTAGAGCTAGTGATCCTGAGCTTTATATTCTAGTGGCGATGAATACAAACGACGAGTTTTATTATGGAAACTGTCTACAAGGCTTTAATGAAGAGTATCTAAAAACAATAAAGTTAAAATGGAATTAATAGAACGCGATGGCACAATTTGCTATCAAAAAACGGGACTGCAACAACTAGACATAGGCAGTGTAGTGCATAATGGCTTGTTGTCTATTGGGCAGTTTAGCGAAGTATCCTTACCTACAAAAGAATATTACGAACCTATAAAAAGCCTGCTAAATAACAAAATTAGCTTGTGTTGGGGAGTTAAGATAATCACTCCAAGGCACACTGAGCTTTCACTGTTAGATCCAGATCAAATACAGCACGAGTTTAAATTTTTTAATCCAAACTCTGGTAACAAGCTATCTATTGTATTCACAAGACTCGATAAAAACGATTTTGTAGCAATAGTAGGTAAAGACGTTCCAGCTGGTTATATAGGATCTCCAGGAAAATTCCATTTGGAGAGGTTGGCTACTAAGGCACCAATGGGCACGGAGTGGGATGGTCTAGTTTTAAAAGAAGGTAATATGCACTTCCTTCAATGCGGCGATCCATTTTGCTGTGGCATAGTTATATTCGAAGTGGTTATGAAAAACAGGCGTACATCACCTGAAAACTTGCAAGCTGTAATTAATTTTCTAACATCATATGCTGTGGTGGGTGGCAACAACGAAGGGCTAATACTACTTAAAGTTGAAAACTCTAATTTTGTAAAAGCCCTTATGGAATTTGGTATATTTACCTGGATTGGTGGATCTAACTATAAAAACGGAGTACTTTGCTTAAAAGTAGACTGCGAAGTGGAAGACGACGATGATGAGGAATATGATGACGATGATGACGATGATGACGATGATGAATACTAGTCAATTGTGCTAAGAAATAAGCGCTCTTCTTCTGTAGCTAGTACTAGCTGCAGGTGTATAGCTGCCCATTCAATTATAGCCTCTATGTACTCAGAGAACTCCTTTTTACTGAGATCCGCAGTAGACTTACATTGTCTAATTTCCTCTTTTGCAATTATTACAGTGTAACAAAGATACTTGTCTTTGAAGTAGTCATGAAAAAGTTCTGCCGTATGTTCGCCGTAAGCCCTGGATATTTTTCGTAAATACATCCAGTATAGCTTATTTTGCCTAGCGCTACGCGAGTCATTCACAGGGTGTAAACTGATTTCAAATTCAGTACTGTCTGGATAACCAGCAACATAAGAGTCTAGAAGAAACTTGTTCTGGACTCTTAATACTTTATTTGATACAGTGCCGTAAAATACCCTTTTCATTATTCAGGCTTTAAATCTTCTTCAACAGCAACTTTATCTTTAATCATTTTCTCTTCTAAAGCTCCCAGAAACTCAAATGCTGGTCCTATTGTTCTATAGTACTCTTCATCACCAAGCTCGGTTTTGATTTGAACGAGCAGTTCTGGGGAAGCCAGCAAGAATATTATATCTTGTAGTTTAGCGTAAAAATCTGTAGATATGTCAGGTAATTGTACAATTTTACCTTCAGGTATCCTATATATTTTTTGTGTCATATCTACAAATATACGAAAAACTTTCCAAATTAAAAAATATTTTTAATAATGCGGCTACAGTTTAAATACAGAAGCAAAGACATTACATACTACAAACAACCTAATGTAATGTGCTGTTCTCTACAAGATTACATAAAATGGCTTGGGTCTACAGTAGTACCAGCTGGTACTTTGCTGGTTACACAGAGCTCGAGTAAGCTTTTTGAAAAACCAGTTGTATGTGCAGAAGACTATAATCCAAATGAATTTGGGCTATTATTTTTGCCATGCTACGAAAGCGTCAGCGCGGGTGGGCAGATGGTGTATCTACATAAAGATCGAGTAATGGTCATACTGACGGCTGGTCAAGAGGCGGCATTAGGCACATGTTCATGTACTTTAAAAGATGAATCACTACCATGGCAAAAAGAAAAAGAAGATCACGTGGCAATAGTGCCAAAAATACAGCTCAAAGCGTTTGTACAATGAATCCAGGGCTAACAAGATCTGGGTTTGAGTGTCCATATTCTGATTATGTATCTAAGTATGTTCTACACAGAGGTACAAAGATAAATGTCTATTCTGGCTCTTCCATCAGCTTTCAGGGTATTTTTGATAAAAAAATTGATCAGCACACTCTCTCAGTTAAAGATGTAGAAACAGATATGCATGTACAAGTGTCTGTACATTACTGCTACGTAATAACTGATAGTAATCAGAATTTTACAGATAAAAATTTTTGTTGGTTTGTTTTTGGAGGATCTGCAGAGTCTGGGTCTAGAAAGCTAGTGGTATCGGGCAAAGCTTATCCCAGACAAGACGTCAACCCCCATTGGGTAAATGGTGTCATTAGAAATCTTCCAGACGAGTACCAGACCAAGCGAAAATTGTCAAAAAAAGAAAGGCGCAGGTTAAGGTTAACACAGAGTAACCAACCTCGTGAACTAGTAACACTAAATGCTTTTGTGGAATGAGTATGGAAATATTGTATGCGGTAAAAAAAAGCTTATACAGCGATGGAAATGGTATATTTGCCAACTCAACGCTACCAGAAGCAAAAAAGGTCTTTAGATCTGACAAGGCTACTTACTATTACGATACCGCTCGACTACGAGGGCTTAAAGAGGACGATTTCCAAGAGTACAACAAAATAGCAAAAAAGGGGTTTGTTATGAGCAAAGACCTTGTTACTGCCTATGACGTAAGAATGTGTATGATAAGACATTCCCAAAAAGCTAATTGCCATCTTGTGTACCTCCCATCCCCAACTAGTAATCCAGACGGAGCTCTTATACGTATATTTACCAACAGGACTATACTAAGGGGGGAAGAATTGACTTTAGATTATTTTAAATTCCAAGATACGGAAGTGGTAATAGACAAATTAGAGTTTGTGCACTAAAAATCTTGTTAATACGGAAAATTTATTGTATCTTTGTAAAAGAATGACAGATAAAGAAATAATTCAGGCTTTACAAAACGCTGGTATAATAGATCAAGACAACAATCCTACGGCCAAATGGGACCAAATGGTCCTTCCGCTGGATAGCTCTACAGATTTTGTTAACCAGTATAGAGAAATTTTCCCAAAAATAAGACTAGGGAGTGGGTCCTACGCTAGGGTCGACGCTCGTGAATTACAAAAACTACTCGATAAATTCATAAAGGTATACGGCTACTCAAAAGAAACTATTCTACAGGCAACAAAATTGTATGTAGAACATTTCCAGAGCAGAGGCTATGAATTTATGAAGAATTCTTACTACTTCATTGCCAAAAGGGGAGAACCTAGTGTTCTAGCTCAATGGTGTGAGGCGGTAAAAGACGGAGTAGTTGACCAGAAAAGTGTTACAGAGTACTTTGGAAGTAAAATTGTTTAAGTGGTCTGGAAACACATATCAGAAGCTGGTGAAGAGGCTCTCCAGTACATTGAAGACCGTAGAGACGGTAAAGAGCGCAGTTTACGTACTAAATGGAATAAGTTTAACGATGTATTGCTAGACGGAGTGGAGTGGAATAATATCATAACATTTGCTGGTATGAGCTCGAGTGGTAAAACTCTTGTGCTCTCAGAACTAGAATCTGATTTAGTTGATAGAAATCCACATACTGACTTTGCAATACTGTCTAATAACTTTGAAATGCTTTCTAGAAATCTGGTGCTTAGAAAGTTATCTTCTAAGCTAGGAGTTACTTATAAGCATTTGCTATCAGCTGATGGTGAAAAGCTAGAATCTGGTCTACTAGCCATCGGTAGGGATTACGTCAGAGAATCTCTTGCAAAATACCCTATTTATTACGTAGATTTTGCCAGAAGCGTAAAAGAGCTTGAGCAAATAATAATAGATTTTTATGAGGTTCATAGAATACCTATTATATGCTCACTTGATCACACTATCCTAATGAAGAAAGCTATTGGGCAATCCACTCAAGACATGTTGTATGCTCTTGGCGAAATGCAAAGTAGACTGAAAAAACAGTTAACCATAACATTCATAAACATCTCTCAACTAAATAGAGACATAGAAGATAAAGAGCGTAGGGAACCTGGTAATATTTTAAATTATCCAGTAAAAAGTGATATTTTTGGCGCTGACGCTATATTCCAACATAGCGATGTAGTAGTAATAAATCACAGACCTAGCTTACTATACTTAAACATATACGGGCCAGAAAGGCTCGTTGTAGAGCCAAACGATATATATTGGCATTGCTTGAAAGTTCGCAACGGAGAACCACAGATTCTAAAAATGCGAGCAAATTTTAAACACATGTCAATAGAAGAAGTATGACAGATACAACACCTTTGCAGCTAGATAAAATAGCTGCTGCGCTAATCGAATTCAATGCCAAAATTGGCAAGATCAAAAAAGACACTAAAAATCCGTTTTTTAAGAGTACCTATGCCTCGCTTTCAACTATATTGGAAGCTATTGGAGAACCTTTGCGTGAAACTGGCCTCTCGTTTGTTCAATTCCCTTCTGGTCAATATGGACTTCGCACAATTTTGATGCATGTCTCTGGTCAGTATATAGAGGATTCTTACGATATGAAGCCAATAAAGGATGATCCACAAGGAAGAGGAAGTTGTATAACATACCAAAGACGTTATGCGTTAGCTTCTATACTAGGTCTTAACATAGATTCGGATGACGATGGTAATGCAGCGTCTGGTAAAATAACTGACACTGAGTTACCTTGGCTAAATGAAGGTAGCCTACAATTCAAAGCTGTTAAAAAAAGATTGCTGGATAAAACAACTACGCTAGAAGAAGTGCAGTCTCATTATAGGCTTAGTAAAGAGACTAAAGAACTTCTACTGGCATAAATCAAATTATGAACACAATACACGTAAACATAACTAAGGCTATGATAGAAGGAGCCCTGAATGATTCTGCATATAAAAGAGACGTAGATGCGGGGAACCTAGAAAATTTTGTAGATGGCCGTTTAGTTGCACTTTTTGCTACTCATGCTGACCGTCGAAATTTAGCTGATGCTATAAATAAAATTAAGAGCCAGGTAGAGAAAAAATCTTAGATACAACCATATGTTCACAACGAAAGATTCTAAGAAGAAGCCGAGCCCGTTTTTAAGCTACGGTGACAGACAAGTATTGAAAATCAACAAGATTGAAATCAGAGAATTCGCAAACCACGCAATGCGCGTTTTATTTCACATGGAATCAAAACCAATTCCAGGTGTAGAGCCAATCGACGGCGCAGAAGGACGTGTAGGTATGGTGGCCGCTGCCCAGTACGTAGGAAACGAAGCAGACCAATTCAAATTTGTACGGAATGTCTTAAATCCACTAGCTGTAGAGCTTGGTGTAAAAGAAGAAGTCGATGCAATCGAAGCAAGTAATTTTAAAGATTACATTTCAAAGGTTGAGCCCATTCTGGTTGGAGTTTTTGCACGGTGGTTTATATCTGCTAAAGAATACATCTCTTCAGATGGCCAAAATCGGCTAAAGTTTAACTTGACTTTACCTAGGTATCGTTTTGTAGAGAACTTGGATACTCCGTCAAAAATGGATGCATTCGACAAATCAAACATATATCACTACAAGCCGTATGTACCCGCTGAGGGTAAAGCGCCAGCTGCGCCGGCCCCTCCAAAAAAGACTTTTGAAAAGTTTGAAGTAGAAGACGATAACAGCGATTTACCATTTTAAATACAGGGTCCATTAGGGCCCTTTTTTAGTACATGTTCAGCACGAAAAACATAGTCAGCAGCGTAGAAAAGATACCAGATGAATGGATATTTAGTTTTTATTTAAAATTAAGTAACCCACTTACTGGTAGAACTGTGTATCTTAAATCGCCGTTTTCTAGCACCGACACCAGACCGTCGTTTTGTTTATACCACAGAGACGGAAGGTACAGATTTAAAGACTTCTCTGCAGATTTGCAGGGTACGGCTATAGATTATGTCATCGCTGCTGGTAAAGTTAACAACAAAAACTACGGCTATAGGGACGCAGTAAAGCAAATACTGTTTGACTACGCTAGTAACCCAGATTTTACAGTAAGTATTGTTGAGAAAAAAGAAGAGTTTAATATAGTTTGCGAGGACTATGAGGCTAGACAATGGACATCAGACGATGTGGCATATTGGTCCAGCTACAAAATAAACTCAACAATTTTGGATAGATACAATGTAAAATCTCTTGAATATGTTGTTGTGCAAATGTACGGCGATCGTTACATACATCGTAGTCGACTTATGTACGGATTTTTCAACAGTTTGGGTGACTTATGTAAAGTCTATAGACCAGAAGAATTGTCAATGAGATTTATTAGGTTACAAGACTATATACTAGGAAGTGATCAAGTAAATCCAAACATAAAGCCTGTTTTAGTACAATCATCACTAAAGGACATAATGGCCATGCAGTCCATTGGTGTTGTAGCTAATGGAGTAGCTCCAGAAGGGGAATCTACACTACTCCCTAAAGAGTATTTAGATACCCTGCGCAGTAAAGGTCATATTATACTAACACTGTTTGATCCAGACACTACAGGAATCAAGGGCATGTTAAAGTATAAAGAGGTTTATGGAGTACCTTATGTGTACATACCTAAACCAGATTCTAATACTAAGGACATAGCTGACATTAGAAAAAATTATTCGCTTTGGCAAAGTCGTAGACTTATAATTCCCCAAATAAACAAAAAATTATGAATGTTCGAAAATTAGATCCCATATTTAGTGATCCAAGCAAGCTTACAATAAGCATAGCTGCTTACAATCCAGCGGAAGAGGAGTTCATGCCAATAATTTACCCAAGCAACGATCACTGTGTACTGCCGGTGGTTTTGTGGGGTTCAGCAATTGGCGCGGAGGCTGTGTACAAAAACTTGAGCACAAGGAGTTACAATTTTGTAAACGATTTCTTGCGCCGGTATGTACGAATAGTCGTACTAGCAAACACGCACCACAAACCAGGGTTGGCAGAAAAAATACAAAAAGAGCTGAATTTCTTTGAAGAAAAGCTTAGATTTGATAAAACTGAGTTAATCGAAGAGGATGGCGGTAATTATTTGTTTGAAGTATCTGATAAATGGTTTGTATATCCTACAACCTGTACTTTGCTTGTTGACGTAATAACTACGGCAAACAAAGATGCAGATCCACTTCAGCGTCTGGAGGAGATATTCATACCAAATGAAATAAACAAATCACTAGAAGACGTCTTAACAAAAATGTACGACGGCGATCTTGGATTTACTTATGACTTTTACATTGATAGTTATGCAATGGCTACCAATGTAGGTTTGCATTTTCATGGTTGTATGAAAAACTTCTCCGGTACTGTGTCCGAGAAGCACACCAGTTTTTACACTTCTCCTGGCATAGTGCGGCCAAAAGAGTATGCAGAAGATAAAGGTTGCCTATTTTTTATTCCAGACCCAAAAGATAGTGTACCTTTACCTACTAAAAAACACAGTAAAAAAACAGGTCCGCAGCCTAGGCCTTTTGCACCAACCTATCCACCGAAGGCTGTGTATTACGGAGTGGGGGTGGATAGCGAGTCGTTGCCGGAAGTCAAAGCAGAGCCAGATGAAGAGGATATTTAGTAAACACTAATACAATATTAAAGACAAGAAATGGAAAAAATAGCAGTGTACGGCAGCCTGCGACCAGGTTGCTACAATTTTGATCGCATAGCTGATTATTTCGGGCACGATAGTATTAAACCAGTAGAAAGTAACGTAAATTTACGTGGGTATAAAATGTACACTGTTTGTACATCCTATCCTGGAATAAAAAAAGATGATTACACAACAGTTGTAGTAGACATAATCGAAGTCAACCAAGATGCCTACGAGTTTATAAAAGGTATGGAAATTGGCGCTGGTTATGTGGAAGAAACAGCACAAGTTGGGGAACATACTTGTAAAGTGTACTTGTACACTGGAGAAACCTCTGTCCAAAATGTAGTGCATACTGGAGACTGGTTACAAAAAATTGAATACGACCAAAAATTAAACATGTTATATGGCAGCTAAAAAAACAGCAATAGCAAAAAAATCTGCAAAACCTTTAGTAAAGTTTAAGAATTTCTATCTTAAAATACGCTCCAGACACCCAAGTGTAGAGCCGTTGCGGCGTGCTATTTTAACCCCCATTAAGATCCTGTACAGACATGGGTCTACAACCCAACTTAAAGACGGTCGCTTTGATGTTGAAATAAATAGCACTCAAGCCATTCGCGTGTCGGCCAGTAAGCGACTCATGAAGGAAGCCTTTGCAGCAAAACAGGTTAAAACAGCTGTTTGGTGGCCATCTTACGCTGACATGGACAGAGGGGAGATTCCATTTCCAATTGTAGCCAAAAATATATTTGGTTCCCGTGGTATGGGTAATTATCTGCTGAAGACAAGGGCTGATCTTGACAGATGGATGGTTGGTAAAAACATGGATAACTACATTTTCGAAAAGTTTTACAACTACAATAGAGAATATAGATTGCATGTAACAAAGGACGGTTGTTTTTACACCTGCCGCAAAATGCTAAAAGAAGGTACTCCAGAAGGATCTAGATGGTACAGGAACGATTCGAATTCTGTTTGGATATTGGAAACAAATCCAAATTTTTGCAAGCCACGTAACTGGAAGGCTATAGAAGCTGAGTGCGTAAAGGCACTGTTGGCCACTGGTCTTGATGTTGGTGCTTGTGATGTAAGGGTACAATCCTCTACTACTACCAAAGGTAAAGAAAGAGAAACCGAGGACTTTATAGTACTTGAGATAAACTCTGCTCCAAGCATGGGCGATCTTACTATTGTAAAGTACGCAAATGAACTTCCAAAAATAGCTTCAAGTAAATATGATAGTAAATCTAAATAAAGAGCATCGTCCAACAGGGACATCTGCCGCATACATAATGTTTGCATACGAGTCGTTAATTCCAGGTTGTAATATTGTGGTAATGGAAAAAAACGACAAGTTTACTAGGGCGGCTTTTTGGCTGATGAACGCTTCTCGCAGCTACATCTCAGAAAAAACCACAGTATCGTTATTTATACAACACAAAGAAGGTGAAGGCAAAGATCCTAGGCTATATAATAGCTTTATTGGAAATATTTCTACTTTACCTCACCAGTGTAGTACACTTGTTATAGACTCGGCTACCAAACCAGCACGGTATGCTCTGCCGAGGTCGTTTGTATTAGACTTAGTAGAGGATATCGCCAAGTGTATGCACTATACCAAGATATTTGGTAGTGTAAATTCACAGGATACCAAAAAGGCTTTAATAGAAAAGTTCGGTTTTGAAGAGCTCGTCGCATTTAAAAACAGGCGGACCGACCGTACTGTAAGCTATCTTACAAAAAACATTGACGGAGTATTAATAAAAGACTTAAAAATTTATAAAAAGTATGGAGATCTTAATATTGAAAGCAGCCCTGTTATTGTTGATTTTTAATATCGGGCTTACACTATTTCGTAAACTTTTTGGACTAAGGGGGTCTAATACGCTTAACTGTGGTCTAGTCGGCTTTTCTGGAGCGTGTACCCCAAACATGGCTACTTTGAAGCTTTTGCTTTTGTACAACATGTCTCGTGGTAGAGACGCCACTGGATTTGTTTACGACAACAATTTGTTCAAGTCTGTAGACGCAGCTGATGCGTTTTTAACAAAGCACAGAGGTCTGTTGGTTCAGAAAAAAGTAGCGGAACAAACAACAACATTCATCGGACATACCAGAGGAGCCAGCGTGGGTATTGCAAAATCTGAAAGAAACGCACACCCGTTTAAAGTATGTGACTACGACACAAAAGCACCTAGGTTGTATCTGGCTATGAATGGTACTATCACTAACATGGTGGCTTTAAATAGAAAATTTGAAGCTAATTATGAAATAGGGGATAGTGATTCACTAGCACTGTCTTTGATGATTTGGTTGTATGGTTATCAAGAAAACAGACTAAAGGAAATCTTAAATGCCTACGAGGGCTCAGCAAACCTTTTATATTATACCCACGATGAGAAAAATACACTGTGGGTGTGGAAGGACCCAGACCGCACGTTGTTTTATTGGCCTACCTCAAAGGGCATGTATATTTCAAGCATGGACGAGGCTTTGAAAGCAGCCGGTGCAGAAGACAGCCAGATAAAAACCTTCGAGGATTACAATTTGTACAAAATTGTAGAGGGTAAAATAGTAAGCCAAGAAAAACTAAGAGAAACTGTTGCTGTCTATTCAAACTACGAAGATGCTGGTTATCATGAAAGATTCCCTACTAAAAGAACCACTGGGAGGGGTTCAGTAACTACACCATTTCGAGAGGCAGAGAAGGCACCAATCAAAGAATATACCTCAGGTAACGGACTATCAACGGTCAAGTTACGACACGAAAACGGATTATATTATTTTGGTGACACTCTTTTTACTGGTAGTGGTTATTTTGATGGCGCTGGTAATGGTTACTCAGTAGCTGAAAATGCAAGATTTAAAGACTACAGTCATTATAGTTTTTTTGAGGGCAACTTGCTGAAATCTGAGGAAGCCTATAGAACTCTCACAGCTAAGCTAAGAGATACTACGGGTAATATAACAGCGGCGTCTGTTTCTCGTCTTCTAAGAGTAGATTTGTCAAAATACACTATGTATCCGTTGATGCTCAATCCGCAACACCTCGTTAATAACCACACCATGGTAACATGGTTCCATAAGGGGACAAGGCTTGAGGGTGAGTTTGTTTGTGTGCCGTACTTGGAAACTAAAAAGCACATCTACAAACAATATCATCCACTAGAAGTAGAAGACATCGACGATGACGCCGTTGAAACTCTAGCAGATTCTGTAAATGGCGCTGACAATAATCTTGCTTCTTTAATTGAAGCGTACACCGCAAAACACACAGTGGCTTATGAATTGTATGCAGAGATAGCGGCTGATTTTGAACTTAAGGGTACTGTACAAGACTATACAGATTTTGCTAATGGTCTAGTGGACCTAGGCGTCGAGAGTGGCGTCATAAAAAATAAGCACGGACTTGGTAAATTGCTGGATAGCAACAGTATCACAGAAGACAAAAATGGTGTTGGTCTTGTATCGGAAAGTCTTTGGGAATATCTTGATACAGTTTTGGGAAGTATTAACAGCCTAGATGCGGATAATGCAGACCCTGTTGATGAGGACGTTGCACTACCTTCGGCAGAGGAGGAAATACAAAGAAAGGTCATCACAGTGGCTGTGTACAATCCTGTATACGCAGCCGCATTGGATAGTGGGAAATTCGATACCATTGAAGGTCTCATCAATGAGCACACTCCAGAGGATACTAACACAACAGTACAAGAACGCAGGTTAAACACAAATAACCTGTCTTATTTGCTAGCAGTACGTAAAGGTATTACTCGTGGTGAGTATCTTAAATTGACAGACTCTACTACTAGTATCCACAGTATCAGAACAAGATTACAGAACGTATATACTGAGTATTTAAAACGATGAACAAATGAATGTTACGGATTTCAAAGGTAATAAAATACCAGAAAGCCAAGCGGTTAAGATAAAAGGAGCTTACTACAAGTTAGGTACAGACGCAATCAGGTTTAACGGCCTTAGCTACAGGACAACTAGCCCAAAAATAATCGTGGACCACTCTACCGGTAAATTTTTCCATATAAACCAAGCAAGTAATATGGCTTACGGTATTGTTGGCGCTAATGCAGAAATGGGCTACTTTTCAAACAAAGTGGATGCTGTTGGCGTACTTTGCTTAGAAAAGCTTACTGAAAAGAAAAAGCTTTCAGCTGAAGTTGGCGGACCTGTTAAACTCCGTGGATTAGGTGACGATGGCCCTTCCTCTAATTTAACTAACATTGTAGGTAATGTTGTAACAAAGGGTGGTGTTGACCACGTT